GGCGTTGCCCCATCGGTGAATGGGACGAAATTTAAATTAAGCAGGAAGTATTAGTGTATAATATAATGAGAATTTTCTTAGCATTGGGAGAAATATACAATGGCACAAATTAAGTTTTATGCAGATAGTGGCTTAGGGGCAGACTTTGATATTGATACCGCTGGTTCAGGGCTGGGGTTTTTTGGCTCTGGTGGTTTTGGAGCTTCGGTAGCAGTAGGGGCTTATCAGTCTAATACGTATGTGACAGACAGCAATGGGGCACAACAGGGGCCTCAGGTCAACAACGTAAAATGGCGACATGCCAATAGTGGTGAGGTTAGTGGTGGGACAGTCTTAAATCTCAAAAACATTCCTAACACTCAAGCCAGTTTAAATATACGATTTACTCATGGTAGTGCTGTTCAAGTCCAAAATGCCGAACTTCGCGTTTATGACCGTATTAGTATTGATTATCCCGCGAGTGGTGTGACTACAAAAGCTTATGAATTTTTACATCCGTCTATAGCTCAGACTGGATTGTTGGGTTCTGGAGTGGCAGCTTGGACAACCCCGGGCGGCTCTGGCACAGTTCTTACAATGGCTGAATCTCCTGGTACTTCTGGATTATATGCAGGAAATGGAACCGGGTCAACGCACACAGATACACGACATGATTGGTATGTTGGTTTTAGTGCAAGCCCAGATTCAATTGGGTCAAAAACGCAATACGCTTTATATTTCGCTTGTGAATTTTTGTAATTGCTTGACAAAATGTTGGGTAATAAATTCTTTCTTATAATTTTCATTTTTGTGGTTGACGGATACTCCTTTTAGTGTATAATATATTGTAGAAACATTATATTATATTTTAGAAGGAGTTTTTTTATGGAAACACCCAAACAACCGTGGACTGAACAAGAGTGCGAATTTTTATCTCAGCATCGCGTGTCAATGGGAGATAAATGGTGTGCTGAACAACTTGGTCGTACAGTTAATGCAATCAAAGTAAAATGTGTCAAATTACGCATTGCTGCAAAGAATAAAAAAAGTGTGTGGAGTAAACATGAAGAAGAATACTTAACAGAACAAGTTAAGCATGGAAAGGGATGTGCGGAGATTGCCGAATCACTTAATAGAACGCTGAGGTCTGTACAACACAGGTTTGGTGAATTAGGCTTGCAAAAACCGCAATTGCAAGTTGGTGATAAAATAGAAAGATTATTAATTTTAGAATTATATACTAAGTTTAGACATAATCAAAACAAAACCTACGCTAAGTGTTTATGTGATTGTGGTAAGGAAACACATGTACTCCGCGCTTCACTGCAATCCGGTAAAATAAAAAGTTGTGGATGTCTAAAAGCGGAAAAAGCAAGAGAAAGGATGTCTAAACAAAATTATAGTCATGGTAATAGTAAAACCAGATTATATAGTTTGTGGGGTGGTATGAAAACACGGTGTACTAATAAAAATATTAAGGAATATCCATTATACGGTGGTCGTGGGATAATATTTTATAAAGAATGGGAAGACTTTGTTGTTTTTGAGAAATGGGCAATGTCTAATGGTTATGCTGACGGATTGAGTTTAGATAGGATTGATGTTAATGGTAATTATGAGCCTAATAATTGTCGTTGGATACCACGCGGTGAGCAAAATAGAAATAAGCGGTCTAATGTCAATATTACGGCGTTTGGAGAAACCAAAACGCTTGTAGAATGGTCAGAAGACGATAGGTGTAATACCACGTACTATTCTTTACAATATAGGATACAAGTTGGGTGGGAACCAGAATTGGCAATATCTTCTGTATTATATGGTGATGTTATATACAAGAAGGAAAATAGAAAACCGTGTAATTATAATTATGATAGAATACCTCGTACACAACATGGAATGACAGGAACCCGTATTTATAGAATTTGGATAGCTATGAGACGCCGTTGTAATAAACCCAATTATATAAGATATAAAGATTATGGCGGTCGTGGGATTTCTGTCTGTAAAGACTGGAATGATAGTTTTGTACCATTTTACGATTGGGCCATGTCTAACGGATACAAAGAAACATTAAGTATAGACAGAATAAATGTAAACGGTAATTATGAACCGTCTAATTGTAGATGGGCAACCGCTACTGAGCAACTAGAACATAAACGATAAAAATATACTTATGACCCAGAAACCACTTTAGTTGGTGGTAGTTCATCTGGAAAAAATCTTTTAACCAATTCTGTTTTTCGTTTTGACAGTTCTTTGTTATCGCGCACAGTATTGTATATGTCTTCTGCGGTATGTAGAGGTTTTAACCAGTGTTGTTGATGCGCAATACATATAGCATCAATGTTTTTCTCGTGTAAAAATCCACTAATCCATACGTCGCTCATATACGCACAATCAAATTGACGCCACGGTATATCAATGCTATCGGTATGCCATGCACAGGTGCCTGTACCTGGAATATCAACCGGCGTGTCATTTTCCAAGTGACTCTCCATGTGATATATTTGTCTGGAAGTATAATAATCTTTAAATGGATGTAATAATTTAGAACCGTGAACACACACAAGACATTTATCTTTATACTTTTTCAATGCGGCTATTAATGTTTCGACATAATTACCGGGATATATGATATCATCATCTACACTAAAATAATATCCATTGACATGATTTGTTAATGCAAATTTGCCTCTTTCTTGGTACAAACCCTTGGTATCTAATAACGGAAAAACATTTCTAAACTTGAATATCCAATCTGGTATATAATCGTATTCTTGCAAGTTAATATATAAAATATCTACTTGATGAGCCAAGCTAGCCACAGCGGAAAACACCATATCACTACGCGGCGGGTGAGTAGCTATACCGGCTATTATATTAATACTCATATTTTATCCCATACATATTTATTTGCTAGACAATATCCACAGGCTTGATGGTTGACTGAATCAAATACATCTAAGCTAGTAGGATATATTAAAGGAATACTGTTTTCTAATATCCATGTAGGATACTCGTCTTTAAACACAGCACATAAGCTTGCCGCATTGCCACATCTATATACTATGTCATCAAAAATAGTAATATAATTACATCCACATTGGACTTTATTTATGTCTGGTTCAACACAGTGTGTGGGCAACGGTTTGTGTTTCGTACCATGTACAACAACATTATCAAACAATTTTTCAGCAGGAAGTGCATGTTTAATAGATACTTCAATATGCGAGAATTCCTGCAAAACATCTACCGGCATTTGTTTAACAAACTCTAATGAATTTGTACTCTTGCTCAGATTTTTACAAATACCACTTCGCAATATAAATCGACACTTTTCAGTAAAATCATTCCACAGGCTTGGTTCTCCACCTATTAGGCGTATTGTAGAATATGATTTTTCACGCTGGCGTATAATATCAACAATGAATTTAAGTTGGTCAAACGCTAAATCCCAATTTGGTTTTGATAGCATCATTCCCATTTGGCTACAATGTGGACAATCTAAATTACACTCAGTGGTTACTATTATGGCCAAGTTTCTCATATGTTTTTATAATGCGATTTGTTCATCAACAGACAGTTTGGTGGGTTGAGATAATTCGTCTCGCTCATCATCAGTGAAGCATAGCACAGTAGAGTCGTTACTTTCCCTAAAAATACCAATTTTACTACTGCATAGTTTTATACCATGCGACAATCTATTTTTAGATGTATTAACAGTAGAATATAAGGGAACCCCGCAACTAGCACCTTCGTGTATTGCGTCTATATCCGCTCCCATAAACATAAATATCCAATTATGCTTTTCTTGTTGCTCAACTACCATTGATTTAATTTTTTCTTTGGTGTATTCTATACTTATGTTGTCTAATCCATCTGTATAGACTACAAACAACACTTTATCAGGTCTGTCGTCTTCCGGCATATCAGCCAGTCTTTTACCAGTCTTTGTAATCATATTCCCCATGCTGTCTAACAGCGGAGTGCTAAACATAGGACAATACGTAGTAAACTCACCGGCTTGGTCAATCGGCACTGCATCATATATAATATGACATGGAAAACGCTCATTGAATAAAACCAAGGTCAGTGATGCATTACTTCCTGCTGATTTTTGGTCTTGAATAAATTCATTTATACCACCGACCACATCATCTTGTATATTGTGCATTGAACCGGTGGCGTCAAGCAATATTGTAATATCAGTATGGTTTTTCATAATATCTTTCTACTCTGATTTTTTGGTTTGTAAGTTATACCGTGTCCAACCACCGTCTGGTAATTTAGCCCCAGCTTCTAACTGGCCTTGCATTACACTTTGGTTTTCAGTTTCTTTCCTGCGTGGAAACAACGCACCACCATCAGACTTTTGACCAAATCCAAATTTTGCGAAGCATTTACGGCAGAGAATTTCATAATATTTATGTTTTTTGTCATCTTCTCTGACGATAAACTGTAGTTCATCACTCTTACACTTGCCGCATTGTCCGAATTGACCAAAGACCTCTTGCATTGAAGCCAGTTGTTCAAAAATTGTGGTTTGAGTGGTTCCCTCTGCCTCAACGATAACCTTGGGGGAAACTTTTACTTGTACTTTCATTTCTTTATTACTCCAATAGTTATACTTTCCAGTTGTTATTGTAACTTCCAACGCTGGCTGACTTTTGTTTAATTCCACGTTGTATTTTATTTAGTTCTTGTATCATATCCGAGGCGGTTTTTTGAGTTACTAGGGATATATTATCATATGTTTTAGACCCAGAGTTAATAAAGCTTACTACATCAATATCAAGCCGTTTACATAATAGGTCTATTACATTAATTTGTGAATCCGTTATAGGTGAACTAGTATGCCAATCACAATCTTCATTGAATGACTCGGCTGTGATACTGGTTTCCTCCGCTGTAATAATATTATGTAGGCGAAGTAGTTTTCTTAAAACACGCCCCTCTGCCCGCGTTGATGCTGTAGCGGACGCGTGTTTATAATATGGTGCATCACAGTTATCGCGGTTGACATCTGCAATGTCTTCACATGTGATTTCCTGCTTATATAATGGATGGTCTTCATTACTGACAAGTATTGTAATACCGACAGCCACGGTAGCAGTACCATTGTTATTTATGCTGGGTGGGTCATTATATCTAATATATGAACTTACAATTGGACCAACCACTTCTTCAACAACTCTACGGCAACCATCACACGTAGGGGCTCCACCGATTAGTTCTTCGTTAGTGAACTGGGACATGACATATCCATGCCAATCTGGAGACCCATATACTGGCAGTAGTTGTGTGTATGGTATGGTGGTTGTTTCAACCCCAGACGCCACAACCATATCATTTCCTTCTTCTTGTAGATTATCAAAAATGTCTTCCATAATAGGCTCATCTGTTTGTGGTGATTGTAGTGATTGTAATGTTAATAGTTCATTTACTAAAACACTTTTACTTTGTGATAAAAATTCTTCTCCATAACCATTATCACGTAATATTTCTCTGATTTCGGCTATGGTAGTTTGCTCATATCCTGTGTGTTCGGCCATAAAATCTCCTCTTATATTTCTATTTCAATAAGTCTTTTAGTTTTATCAGGAAAGTTATCTTTAATTTGTTCTAGTGTTTTAAGAATTTGTATACCAACTGTATGTTGTGCTAACTTAGAAACACTGTTTGATAGTTGTTTGACTCGAACAATAACCAAACCATAGTTTAATAATAGTCCGTTTTTTTCTAAGTCTGCTCTACAGTTTTGTTGAAAAACCTTTTCTCCCCAAATTGGCAAAAAGTGGGATGGGCCGTCTATCTCTATCGCCACTGACAATTCAGGCAGGAAAATATCAAGCTCTAGTTTTTCGTTTGGTATAACATTCTTTACGTGATATTCTACTTTATAGCCAGCTTTTGTCAAGGTGTCTCTGACAAATTTTTCAAGTCTTGAACCTTCTTTGGCTGCCTTACGAGCACCGGCACGAGCTTTGTCTAATAGCTCATCCCGTTGACCCTGTGACATATTCAACCAATATTGTTTACTTTTTTCAGCCCGTTGTTGTAAGGCTTCTTCATCTAAGCCTTTCCAATTTTCTGCAACTCCCTTAGCAATCTTCATTTTAACGTCTTGCGATAAGGTTTTACCCTCGGTGGGATGTTGACTACGACCAGCATTGATTGCGGCTTTTTGTGCTTCCGATTTAGTCTTTAAAGTAATGCCTAGCTTCTTCATTGCTCGCCTGACTCTCTGTTTATTGGTTTTTAAGGTATCGGCGATATTCTGTAGAGATAAATTACACAAATGATATTGTTGATACATCCATTTTGTGTCATTAAGTTTTTCTAACATTGATATCTTTCTCCCATAGTTGCTAAAAGTGCCTGATAATCAAAGTTATCAAACACTCCTACTGGTGTTACATTATAATTATTTGATATTAAGTATGCGTGTTCTTGACATCTTGCAATCACATTTATATTCCTAAATATATCTGTCGACCTAATTATTCTACCAAGCGGTCCATATAATACTGGACTATGGACCCAAGACATATCCCATACATAAAAATATTTATGTGTGGCTCCCGGTAAGCTTATAAGTTGTTGGGCGGTCTTTAGACTGGTAGAGATAAATATGCCTGGTTGAGCCCACGACTCTACACTGTGTAACGTAGGTGTATTACATTTTAAGCATGGAGTCTGTAGTTGATTATAAAAAATTAGAACGCTAGCTAAATTTTGGTCAACTATTTGGTTAGCCGCCTCAATAAGTGTAAATGCCACTTGGGATGCTCTGAGGTCATCTACTAAAAAGTTAATATTCATAACATACCTTTATTAATTCTTGTAATGCTGTATCATAATCATGCACTCTTTTTAATACATTAAATTGAGTTAATCTTTGTTTTTGAAATTGTCTTATAATATTATATATGGACACCATTTCTACTTGCCCGTCAAAAATGTCAGATACAGTTTGAGATATAGTCATTGGTTGAGCAACACCACACTGAATTACTCGCATGGCCTCTATCGCAGAATCAACCACTATAATTTTAGAATTATTATAGAGTTGGTTTTTATCATTTAATGAGCCGACTCCAATATATTGAGGCACATTCCACTTCATATCAACAGTATCGCGTATTTGTTCATCATACATAATTTTAATATTATCAGTTGATAAATAATTAAAACATAAATTGATAATTATTGGATGTGGGACACATACTACTCCTATATCACATTGGTATGCCGGGTCTCGTTGCTCTGGTGATAATTGAAAAAACTTGTGTTGGTCTACCAACGGTGAAAACTTTAAAATTTCAGTTTTTGCTTGTTTAATAGTATACTGAAAACTAAATGGTTTGTCTACAAAACCCTGTATAATAGGGATATTATATTCAGCTACACATTTCTTTATTGTCGGACTTAATTGCATACACATAAAAATATCCGGCTTAATTTCATCGAACACATCAAATGCCGGTGTATGTTCTTCACTCCACCATATCCATTGATGCCCCAATGCCTCACTGGCTGTTTGAAAGCCGTGGTATGTGTTGTCGGCTATTGCTTGTGCTAAAATCTTCACTTTAATTCCTTAGACATTATTACTGCTTGATTGATTTTTTTTAGATTATTAATCTCTATGACCTTAGCATTTTGATTTTCACAGACGGCTACACTCCCCTTCCGGCTAATTATCTTATTAATTACCTCATAAGTAAACCATCTCTGTGATAACTTATAATTAAATACTATATTCCTCAGTAATGTCAACTCTTTATCCTGCACTCTCAAAACCTGTGACCATCGAGGATTTAAGTCGTGGGCCAGTGATACAGCCTTACCATTCAACTCTTTAATACCAGGCTTATTTTCATCTATCACACATGCACTTCCTGCTGATAATATACTGGATTTATTATCTAAACACTGAATTGCAGTATGATTAAAAAGAATATCTCCATGTATAACAAAAACTATGCTTGCATATATTGCGTCTAATGCCAAACTTATACTATAAGCAGTGTTGGTTTCTTGATAATTTTCATTACATATTAATCTTACGGGGTATTGTCCATATATGGCTTCTCGTAATTTACTGTGTTCAAATCCCGACACATATATAATATCGGCATGTGGGTATACACTGAGAATAGTTTTCACTTGGTGCTCGAAAAGGAATATACCACGGTGCATTGGCAGTAACCCAATTGGTCCACGCGTTTTCATTTTGTGGCTTATTCCAGCCCCGGTAATAATAAAGCTTATACTATCAGGTATAACTGATGATTTTACTGGTGCAATATGCCTATGTGCTAATGACATGCCGTTCCTTTATTTTTTGTTGTATACGCGACCATTGTTGTTGCCAATGTGTCACCGGGACTGTAAATGTACAATTTTGACCAGTGACAGTATATTGTTGTAATGCCTCTGGTATATGAAAGATTACAAACTGTTCTGCAATTCTTAACCACAAATCCCAATCTTCACATGGTGGTAATTCTTCATCATATAGACCCACATCTAATAGTGCTTTTTTTGCAATCAATGGAGCGTTGGATATAATATTTTCTTGTTGAAGTCTTATATAAGAATATGGCTCACGAAATTCTCTAACATATGTGTTGTCACGTAGGTCATGTATTATAGCATCACTATATACGAGTCCAGTCCACTCAGAATATTTTTCATATAAAGCGACAGACTTTGATAATTTGCCTGGAAGATAAAGGTCATCTGCGTCTAATTGACAAAATGTATCCACATTATCTAATAATAGATTAATCGCTAGATTTCGTGCTGCTGCTTGTTTACGATTTACTTTATGTTTAGCTAAAATAACTTGTATATCATAATATTCTCCAGTAGACCAAACCATATATTCAGTATTAAATATTGGGTCTGCTAACGGGTTAATTAAAGCTAGTATTTCTTGTACAGAATCATCAGTAGAACAATCATCGACAATACACACACGGATTAAATCGTGGGGGTAGTCTTGCAAAATTATACTATCTAATGCTTGTTGAATATACTTACCATGATTATAACATGGAATAATTATACCCACTCTTGTGCTGACTGAATCAGACATGGTTTTTCCCTCTGGAGAGTTCTGGCTTTTTCAAGTACATGTGTTGGTCCAAGTAATTTCCATAAATGTCTCATAACCATCATATTATTAATACTATCTGTCGGTAATAGCATCAGCAGTCTTTGTAGGTCATCATATAAATATTTATCTAGTTTGTTAAACATAGCTTTAGATGGTGAATATCCTGCCAAGCAATAAAATACAAATATGCTATTAGTTTTTTGAGTAATCAGATTAAGTCCACGCGATATTCGCATTTTTTGCGTAAAAGTTTCTATTTGCCACGGTAATTTAAAATTAGCCATTAACGTAATAAGATTGCTTGGCTTAATTATACTGTTATTATTAACAATAAATACTTTATTTGGTATGGGGGTTATATCTTGTATGGATGTAAGTGTTGTTTGTAGGTCTTCTATAGTCATCCTATTATCAAACCAAATCACAACATCATATTGTAAGTGTGTTTCTCGTTTGGCTCTGTCTACACAAATAGAAATACTACATTGGTCGGTTTCACGCCACTGTGACGGTCTGTAAAACGGACATGTAAAATTAAGTAAACAGTTATTACTGTCAATAGAAACATTTCTGTATTTTTGTTGTGATACTTTTCCCCAAACTCCCATATAACACCACTTGTCTGTCGTGTCATACTTATTCCAAAAAATACAGGTTGGACATGTTGTTTTTACAATAGTGCTCATTGTCGCTGTGCCTCAATTATATAGATATATTCATGGTATGTTTTACGCAAAATGTTAAATCCAGATTTTGTTAGAAAACTAATTAAGTCATTCATAGATAATGTGACTAACTTGACATTTGATATATCTCGTTGGTCTCCATGTATCAAAATATTAAGTTCTTCAATGGTCAATTTATGTTGGCAATAATCTTGAGCGACACTATCTATATCAGTACCAGAAATAATTAACCTGCCGCCGTGACGGATTTTACTGATTAGGTATTCCAGTGTATTTAACACGTCAGATAACTTAACGTATTCTAATATATTATTTGCTATTAGCTCTTTGGCTTCTGCATCACTGACACGAACATCTACTTCTTCTTTCCAGTGATTATAACCCAAGCAAATATTTGTATAACCAGACATGGCTTCTTCTGGATTAATATGTAAATGTACTTTCATTTATAACTTTCCTGTATATAGCAATTGATTTTAACTTAGTTTGTCTAAAGTGACATAGTTTCTTCTTTGGTATAAACCTGTTTCTGATAATATTAAGTGACCGTTATGGGTTGTTAATCCATTTTTTATCATAGAATTGGCTACACAAGCGTCCATCACTCCTAGTGAAGCAATTTGTCTTATATATTCTATCAAGCAAGCCGCATAGCTTTGTGAGGCTGTGACAGGAACAATACTTGGTATGTTGTCTACGCAAAAGTGACAAACACCATTCTTAGAATAAGTTGGTTTTTCCCATGTGGTCGGCGAACATGTTTCAACAGCACCATGTTTATCGCATGATATATCTACAATAACACAATTTTTTTTCAACTCTCCTAAATCACTTTGATAAATAAGATGGTCATTTCGTGTTTTGTCCCATTTGACACAATTTATAATTAAATTACAATCATATAAATAATCATGTAGTTGTGTAATTGGAAGTGCCACAAAATTATATTTATACCATGTTAAATTGGTCTGTGCTCGTACAGTGTCGGAAGATTGATTAAAACCTCTAACACAACAACCCATATTTATAGTAGTACGCAATGCTCCTTGACCAACCGTACCTAATCCCAACACAACTACTTTTAATGGTATCCCATTATAATAATTGATACAGTGTATACCACTACAACTTCTGACAAGAGCGATTCCTTCTAACGCTCCAATTTCTCCAGCTAATACGGCACTTGGGCAACATTGAGAAAACATTTCCTCAGCAGAAAAAGATGTAATATGACGTTGTAAAAACTGGTCTGTTTCTTCTTTGTTGGCAGCAGTATGTAAATATCCTACAATAATCAAAGACGGCCTTAATAAGCTATACTCTGATTGTAAAATTTCTTTGACCTTTACAATTAACTCACTTTTATTAAATACTTCCGCGTGAGAATTCAATATGACTGCACCGGCTTTACTATACTCTTCGTTGGTACAAAATGCACAATGACCTGCGTTGGATTCAACTAATACAGTGTGACCATCATCAACCAATATTTTTACTTGGTCGGCCAGTAAAGATACTCGTTGCTCTCCAGTTTTTATTTCCTTTGGAATTCCTATTATCATTTATAATTATCCATTGTTTTAGTAAAAATTTCATTCCATCGTTGTACAAACTGTTTTTGTGAAAATTTGTCTTCTATGGTTTTGCGACCCGCCATTCCAATACGATGTGCTTCGTCAGGATTATTAAGCAGGAAGTGCGTATGTTGTCTAAGTTCAGTGGCATCATTTCCAATTAGTCCATTAACCCCGTGTTCAATAATGATTTTAGGTATTAAACAGGTTCCTGTACTTACTACCGGGCAACCACATGACATGGCTTCTAAAATAACTGTCGGCAATGATGAATTAAGAGTAGTATTAAGAAATACACCTGCTTTTTGATAATATTGCACGAGTGTTGCAATATCGGGTGCAGGCTTAGATAATCCGGGCGTGTCTCCTAATACTTCACATGGTATATGTTTATATTTATTATCTTTAAATCCTACCGTTTCTTTCCATAAGTAAAACCCACAGTGAAAATCTCTTTTTATCCAGTCGTTGACTACCGATAAAGCCCAAGGTTGTCTTTGTGGGGTGATGGGTGGAATAAATAAATCAGTATCTATACCAGTATGGTTAATCTCACAATTATCTACTTGCCATTGTTCTGCCTGGTATTCTGAAACAAACACGTTGGTGTCGCCCAATAAGCCCTGTACACTTGCTGCTTCCTGCTTATTTGTCGGGAGTCTGTGTTCTAGACTTATGTGAGGGATTTTTAATTGTCTTGCTATATTCTGTGCTATTTGAAATTGTCCAGCTTTATGTTGACTTAAAATTAAATCTGGTACTATCCACACGGGCAATATAAGAGAGCTGTCGCTGACCGGCAATAACGTATAATTTGACGGAACAGCGGCGTAGTTCGTATTCCAATCTTTCATACCGGCTATACGAATGGAATAAAAATTATGTCCCGTTGCTGCTAGGGAGGTCTCATATCGTTCGTGTGTAGGGAATGTCAATATATTCAGTGGTTGTTCATTGACACTTCGTTTAATTAAACATTGTACTGATGTTGGCATTATATTTTTTGATTTAAGAGCGCTAATGTAATATTTTGTATTCGCTGTTGTGTATATGTTAAAATTGTCGATTGATTTATACTGGTTAAATTACCAACCAAATTTTTGTAATGACGCGAAATAACAGGAACTAGTTCTGGTGTATTAGTTTCTATAGCTCTTTCGAGACATGTTTTCAAAGATGTGTATTGTAAGAAAAAAGATGCGTGCATATCAATTTCAAGTAATTTAGCAATACTTGCATCGGATGTATTGGTTTCATCTGCCAGAACATCATAATTTTGTGACAGTAGTGTCCTTATCATGGTATAATATACAGAATATATTTGTGGTTCTGCTGGTAAAAACCACTCTTGACCTGTGATGGTGAGTCGTATGGCGTCTGCTGATACAACAACTCGCGGAGAAGTTATAATTCTATTTCTATACGGAGTATTATCGTCAATCATAATTCCATCTACGATATCTGCGTCTCCATATGCCCATTTCTTACACGCAGTGCTTTTGCCAGAACGTGCCATACCAACAGCAAAAAATAAATTACCGCTCATTAGTAATATCCAATAGTTTTTGTAAAGTGTTGTTTATAAGATTACCTACTATATTATACGAAAAGTCATACGCTCTGTCAATCCCGTGGTTGCCTAGTAAACAGCGGATTTCTTCGTCTTGGTATATCTTCCTCATTAATTGTCTTAAGTGTTGCACTGACGGTTTATGCCATGATTCATCCCCTGTCCAAATGCCGTCAACCGGGATTTCACTTGGTGGCATAAATACTTCTTCGGTAACATTTCTCAATAATAACCCAGATTTTAGATTTTCAATGTAATACTTAGGACCACCTTCATTGTTTAGGATAACAGGCTTACCCATTGCCATTGCTTCAAAACCAGGAATATTCCATGCTTCTCCATAAGACGCGGATACAAAACAATCGCATGTTTTATGTAAGCGTAATATTTCTTCGTCTTTCATCCACTGTGTTATAATTACTTCATTATGGTAGTCTGTAATATTAGGATATAGTCGAAGCCCTCTTTTAATTTCTTCAATAAGTTTTTTAATTTTTTCGTTAGTTTCAGCAGGAGATAATCCCATCATATGACCCTTAATTAGTAAAGTAACAGGCTCATATGGTCGGAATTCTAGGTGAAATGCCTTAATTAAGCCCGCCAGATTCTTTCGTCTAATTACTTCTCCAATTGTGTAAAATACAAATTGGTCTTTTAAGGCTGGTATTTCATAATCTTTATAATACTGAGAATATTTTGAAATATCAAAGCAATGTGGAATTACAGATGTCGGCGTGGTGACATTGCTATTTTTACATACTTCCTGCATATAAGGGTTTGACACAAAAATATGGTCCATCGTGTTTAGGTGTCTCGCCCAGTATGTATGATTAAAGTTGGATGTCTCATAGTCGAATCTACCAATATTTAACTTAAAATGACCGTCATACTCCATCATATGAGGCAATAAATGTTGTATACAAATATCACATCCAGTGGCCCTTTTTTGTTCTAGCTCCAATAATCGCTCTGGGATTTCTTGTTGACGATGAGATGTATCACTCGAAGTAACGTGCCGTGGCACAACATCAATACCAACACTGTCCATTGCTAAAATGGCATTTTGGGCAGCGGTGCTCCACCCGCCGCCGTCTTTCCAATTACCTATGTATAATACTTTATACGACATGATGTTTTACCCTATTATGTGCTCGTTGAATATAAATAGGCGTGTCCACCTGTACTAGACCAGCCCGCCTTTCCTCCCAATAATTGCGTGTATCACCCATTTTTTTTAATGCCCCTAGCACTTCCTGCTTATCAAATGTTCTGTATTTAGGCTGTTCAATGATTAAACTATCCTCAGAGTAATATGGACCTCCAAAACCTGAAATGGCCTCACCATAATGTAAGTCTCTTACCATACGCATAACTACATATGAGTTTAGTTGACTGGGCTCGCCCCATACATTTACTACACACCATCTCACAAATTCATCTTGGGTCAAATTATTAGGGATATTTAAATTTGGTGTGATAACTCTAGGTGGACTATCCCACGTTTGTTCTAACGGTTTTATAACAACTCCATCTATAATGTTTTCCCAGATATTTACTGCTTTCTCCCATGAGTATGCTTGGCGACACGCTATGGCTGTTTGACGACCTAAACCACGTTGATTGTCAATAGATATAGTAAAAAATTTGGATAATTTATCAGCTAAATCTTGATTATCCGGCAGAGCCCTATAAGCATGTGTCTCAGACTCACGGAAAAATCGTTGTACTTTAATAGGAATTCCTTGAATGTTTTTAAGAACAGACGCCATACCAGAATAGTCTACAGCCATAACTGGGACACCACATGAAGCTGCCTCAATAGCAGGCATTCCAAGGCCCTCCGCGATAGCGTATTGTACATATACATCAAACAAATTAATAATAGCAGCTAAGTCCTTCGTACTAACTCCATGTGATACAGATGGTAATTTAGCAGTAGGTCTATGGCATTGCCTACATACTTGGGTTGCGTCATTAAAAACAGAACAGCATACATGTCCACAATTACTACAAATATATGTACAAAGAATTCTATGTCCTATACCTGACTCTCGAATAAGCCTTGGGATATCCCATCCTATATCTGGATACGACGTATGTAAATATAAGTATACTTTATCACTGATGTCTCTATGAGACTGTTCCAAAAACTTCTTAAATGCAAGTATTAAATCAGGATATAACTTGCGTTTTTGGTTTCTCATTATTGTACCGACAATACAGACATCCCCATCTAAGCCAAACAACTCTTTATGCTTTTGTTTGTCTCCAACTGGTTTAAATATGTTGTAATTTGCACTAGGGCTTGGAATTCCACGGAATTTTATTTTTCCGTTAGTCTCGGTATTAAGGGTGTCTCGTCCAAACTCTGTATAAGTACACAGTGAGTCTGCATCTAAATATGTTGCTAACCATTGTTCCATTTGAGGGGCACTGTCCACGGTCGGCATAATACTCCAATGAAAGAATCTCCTGAACGGAGACCGTGATACAAATTCACCGGCCCACCAATCTCTCGTATCTATTACAATATCTGGCTTAAAGTCTAAACATACTTCTTCAAATCTCCATAAACCCCACTGGTTTGCTAGCTGTGAGTTGTATTCTACGTTTTGCTCTGGCGTGTCTGGTAAACATCCATAGTACAACCACGGCAAATTATTAGCAAGTGGGTCATTAGACGAAGAATAAACGCCCATTTCGGCTATTTCATATTTGCCAGTATCGTGTAATCTATGGAGAATCTCATTTCCATAAACGCCGTATCCGGTGCTAAGGAAACTGGCTTCATTCATCCACAGGATTTTCGGTTTTCTTGTCATTATTGGTTGTTTCCAACGGTATTTCTGGGGTTTCATAACAATTAAATATTGTATGTATGGCTAACAAACCATCTACTAAATTTTTAGATGCTCCAACTTTGTATACTCTTATTAATTCCTCTTGATTGTCAGCTAATATAGCATAAAACAATTCTTGTGCCAATGGAGCAAGTTCATTTTCAATACGTTTGTCTTCATGGTTTAAATTATGTGGAATATACTCACTGAAAAAAATACCAGCCTGGCATAATTCGTCAGTTTCGGGGCGGCGAAAACACAAAAGGTCTACCGGATATTGTACGTTCATACATTCTTGTAATACCACATACCAAGCAAATGCTCTCTGTGCATAAACAGGACATTTTATAGCTATACTATGTGTTTTATCTAAGTAATCCCACTCAATATTTACAACATCTGGGGTTTGCTCATCACCTTTGATGAAATTTTGTTGCATAAAATATGTTTCATGGTCTGTATTCTTTGGTATGTGTGTTAAACATGATTTTTGTCCAGTGTCATCTGGTACATGTGTTAATACAACGTATTCATTTTTCAATAAAATATCTAAAACCTCTTTGTTCATTTATGCTACCTTTTATATTTGCCAGGCCTGATTAATAATAGGTGACGAATTTTGTTTTTGCGATATTACATCTAATAATAGTGTATTTCCAGTATAGAACATGTGGCCATACTTACTCCATTGCTCTGGGAAAATAACCGTATTTAACTCGCCTGTTTTATCAGCTACGTTTATAAACCCCATTAACGCTCCATAGTTTTTTTCGCTTTTAATTGTATGTTCTTTAACTTCCGTGACTTCTACAGCAAGTAAACAATATTTATGTCCTTTGCCGCTGGCAATTTCTTTGCATGTGGTATTTGCGTCTATGGCTTTGCGGCATCCTTCTATTCTACTACATGTGATTGCCGCTCCCAGGTATTGTTCTTCACACCACGCTAGAAAATCAGGAGTGTCTTGTAGATTATGCGGCGGATTTTGTAATATGTTGATTAAATCTTGCAGTTTGTCAACCCGTTTTGAATTATGACATCCACCGCCATTCTTCTTAGTATTACCACACAAATTCAGCAGAGAGTGCAAGGTATATTTTTCAGACAATTTATTATCATTATATATATTGTGGACATACGCCTTTTCGCTAGTCGTCAGTTGATTCCAAACCTCAAATTCATAAAGCATTTCAGTACGGGACTTACTTGTATAATCAAGCCCGCCACTTGAAATAATAGCCGTATTAGATGTGGTGGAAATCTTATCAGAAAACAACAATAGATAATCCAACCATGTCCAGTCAGCTATCGGTTTTTTAATTTCGGTTATAGCGTTGATAATCTTTTTGAGAGATGCGTCGCCGATTTTTTTTATGCTATCTATTCCAAAGTAAACTGAATGATTTTTAATATATGGTTTTGTTCGTTGATGTCTAAAATCTGGAACACACATGGTTAAATTGCTGTCTTGTTTGGCGTGATTGACTAATTCTTTGATTTCCTGCCGAGTGTCTTGTTTGTCTAACGCCCCATGTAAATATGAACAATAAAACTGTTGTGGAAAGTGAGCTTTGAGATATGCGGTCCAATATGATATTAATCCATATGATACACCATGTGAATTAGAAGTGGCTATCCCATTGGCATAAAAAACATGTTCTGGGTTGTCAACTTCAATATCCATGGTATCTATTTTACCTATGTATTGGATGGATATTATTCTTTCGGAGATTAAAGGTATATCATAATAAACGGTTCTACAAAGAATAAAATGGTGGTCTTTTATAATTTCATACAGTGGTCTCATCACACTGTCTTGGCACAAAAATTTATGTTGCATAGTACATTTGATTTTTTGACCACTTACTAATTCTACTTCGTATACGTCTTGTTTCCCGTGGTTAAATTTATTTATAACAGCACAATACTCATTTTCATATGAGAGGCGATTCATTATGTTTGGACACTGAATTTTTTCTCCAATTTGTATATCACTAATGGTTTTTGTAGTTCCGTCAGAAGTAACCACTAATGTGTCTGGTGTGATAGATTTATTAAATGAGTAGCGTTGTGACTCTTTTATCCAACCAAATATTTCTTCGGCTTGCTCTTGTGTTACAACGGCGGTTTGCTTGCATCCATCCATAAACATGGCTTGTACTTTAGCCATAATATCGGCTTTTTTCTTACCAATGCTATTATGTACTAATATACCATTTATAAAACCATAATGGATATTATCATCATCAATTTCGTAATCATATGTCTCTTCTTGACCATGTGTAGTTACACCGGTGACTTGTACTAACCTAAAATCTGCGTTTAATATAGTAGACAATAATTCAGAGTCAATAATTTGATTTAGTCTTTCTGCCCTATCATAAGTTTGATTTTTGTTATAGTCTGACCCGCATGGAGAGCCTAACACAGAACTAAGACATATGTGTTTTGTTGCGGCTTTAATAAAACACGCAGGTATTAAAAATCTATTATTATTATATGTTTGATATTCAGTCTTTGTATTTAAGTTATGTTGTAGTTTTTCCAGTTTTCTAGGGCAAATATAATCATGATACGTTTTAAGAAATTTATACATATCTACTAATGAACAAATATATAGTCTATAAGAAACATAAGGTTGGTTTAGATATGTTCCGTTATGTATATTTATACCACTATGTATTTTATCACGTAGTAATAATGCTTGTAAGGCAAGTATGATTTCATGTGATGTTGACGATATTTCTAAACCATATTTTCCTACACTACCTTCTGCTGAAAAATAATGCCCCACGAATGCCTGTGTAAAACCATTGGTATTATGTAGAATTTCGTTTGGAATTACTTTGTATCTTGATTTATTATGTTGTATGTGTTGGTCTAGCCATTTTTTATATTTACCTTTAATATGTATGTCTACACAACCATTTTTATGTATATATTCTTTGGTTTCAGCTTTTTTATTTTTTAAGCATTGTTTTATAATATTAAGAACCCATTCATCAGAATTGGTGATTTTTGTTTGTTGCTTGGTATGATACCCTTCTGATATAAGATACGACATAATAATAACATCATCTATTGAAATGTGTTTGGTCGCGTACCCCTTATATGTATATTGTTTTGGTATGGCGATAAAATCGTATATATTTAATGCTTCTACTGATTTCCATCCGTCTTGAGTAAATACTTGGTGTTTTGCGGTCAGACATATTTGATATCCTTTACTACAAGTGATTTTATATGTTTGTTGTATACCTGTATTCCATACCCTTTTTATTTTTTTATAAACAAGTTTATTTTTATTATCAATTGTTAATATTTGTGGCGAACCTTTTGAATTACATAAATCTTCTATTTTTTTTGGACCGTTTTGTGTATATACCAAGCTTCCTTTAGCGACACATTTTCTGAGTATATCGACTTTTTGTAAATCAAAACCAGCCAACACAACGGAAATTTGCATACTTTCCTCCTGATATGCGATAATTCCGTATGTTTTTTCTAATATTGGTTTCAATGCCTCGTGTAAATACTCTACATCTTCCAGCTTATGTTTTCTATCACAATAATGTTGTGGTACACTTTTGGGTGGGTTGCCAAATTTGACGTTCATCGACCCCGGTCGAATCAAACTTACCAATGCAGACAATTCTTCAACGCTTTCTGGTTTTAGTTTTATAGCCCACGTTCTGCCTAAATGACTTTCTAGTTGGAATATTCCTTTTGTGTGTCCATCAGTAAGTAAATGCCATGTTTTCGGACAATCTAATGGAATATGATAAATATCTATAGCCAATGGCGGATGGATTTCGCTGTCATAGACATCAATATTAATATCCGGTAATTCATCTGAGGCGGCTGTGTTGAATGAACACCCACATGGCATAATAAGTTGATTCATTGTTAATATACCATTATTCTGTCATAATATTTTTTAAGTGTTTAAGATTTTCTTTATCTAGTTCAGACAACCCCTCATAACCATGTTGTTCTGCGTGACAACATCCACACAATACTTTTACATCTTTGAATGATTCTCGAAACAATGTTTTATAATGTAAATGATGCACCTGTAAACCTTGGTCCGTCCCGCAAAGACCACAACGATATCCATAATATTCTAAAGCTCGCTTACGAAACTTTTGCCAATGCTTAGTTGTTAAATACCAAGAATATCCATCTTTGCTATGTACTATTTGTTGTAGTTTTTGATATTTTGCTTTATACTTCTTTTTTGTAGCACGTAAACGATATTTATTGGGATTTTGTCGTGGGTTAGGTCTTTGTTTGAAATCAAAGTCATTTTTATTTTTACACAATGCCCATAATGCATAACTTAATGGATATACATTGGTTTTTTTATTAGTTTGGATATTAAACCCCTGAATACACCATAGCTTGTGTTTAGAGGTAATCACATGATAATATTCTCCGGTAATCTTAACAATATCATATTCTTTTTTATTTACACATTTTAAATAATTGGAATAGTTATGTTTAATAGATTGAATGTAGTCGCCATTATTTTTATTTTTACGAACAATCTGTGGTTTGTCGTCTGGTGTTACAGCTATGAAAAAACATGTTTGTTTGTTTGGTGGCATTGGTTTCATGGCCTTGCCACACTTGCAGGTATATTGTTTTATGGATTGTTTAGATTGATACATCACAACACAATCTGGGCAATACCATTTATGAGAACGCATTTTTAATTCCACTCAGTTCCAATCAACAATCTTATATCATCAATCCTAACACCGTATTTGTATGCTATATGTTGTGCCATTTCCCGTAGTTCATCGAGCGAATATGATAATTGATATAATCTCCGTCCTACAAATTTGCCATCTGCCGCCGAATTATCGTATATTAGGTCTTGTAGTCTATCTTCTACACACTCGTCTATATTTTTCCTTGTAGATAAAATACTTTGTCTATATGTCTCTAATTCAGTGGCAAAAACCTTACTAAAATCAACATGGATATTATCACTATTAAAGCCAAGTATAACAAATGAGCTTGAACTACTATTACTAACAAATCCGGCTCGTGTTTTCATTTTAAGCAAACCACCTTCTGAGTTTAATGACAATGATATAAGGAGAAATTAAAAATAATATAATTATACCCGCACATAACGTAAATGGTCACGCTAGTACCAATGGTAATAAACAGGTTGTATCATTGTACTCATTAAAGATAGGTTCTTCAACAGACGCTATACAACCTAAAATAATTGTACTAATCAATATTCCCAAGACATACAGTATTATAACAATATATGCAGGTGTTAAAATCATTTTTATCCTTTCATAGATTTAAGTTTTATACCAAGTAAATAAGATGGATATGCTATAATATACACACATAAGCATAATATACACACACATAATAATACTGGCCAAAGTAGTGTAAACGGCAGCAAATCAGCCATGCTATCACATATTAAACCAAACATAATAGATATTAATACTATTCCTAATACATATATTATAATTGAAATAATGATAACCATTATAATTCTGCTCCACATATTTCACATTCTATAGATGAGTCATTACCACCGGATGGGTCTGGATAATACTGAGTCAACAAATGAGGACATTTATTTTGTAATTTTACTATTAATGTTTGAATTTCTTTAATTTGTTTGCTAGCTTCTTTTTCGATGTTTATAATTTGTTTTTTATATGCTGTCATCGTCACGTCGATATAATTTATATCTGTGATTGTTTTACTGACATATTTAGCCAACGGACCATGTTCGTCAGGCTTATGTTTAGCGATGATTTTTTCAATTAACTCTTGCGTGATATTCATGTATTAACCTTAATATGTTTTATTTGGATTACTCTCTACATATTGTTTGATAACATTAAACTCTTGTATTAACTTGGGAAGCCAATTTTTTAACTTTTCTATATATTCTTCCAATATTTTGATTTGCTCCGAATCAGGCGTGTCCCACTCACCAGCACACAACACACAGTTTGTGTTATTAATAACTATCTCTAATCGTTGACCTCTATGCCGACCATTTTCATCTGGCATTTCATCAACATGTCGTTGTATCCACATTATCTGCTTCCTTTTTTCTTTGTATAATAGAATGTATTTTATAACTGATTTGATAACTATTACCACACTGTGGGCAAAATCCTATATCTACAGAACATCCGCTATAATTTTGATATATGCATTGTAATACTTGTGTATATTTATCGTGTCTGTGTTCAGCACAATATGGGCATGGAATTCTTTCGCCATGTGTAAATATTTCGTCATATGTAGATATTTCTCCCATTTCTACTCCATTGCACTTCCTGCTAATAATCGTATAACATTATGAACTTTGTCTAAGACAGAAACCCCAAGACAATCCATCTTGACCAACCCCATAGCCTCCATGTCCGACATTTCCATCCCGCATATCATTTCCTCTGTCGTTTTATCATACACCATCGGGCATATACTGGCAAGTGGCTCTTTAGAAATTATGACACCGGCTGGATGTTTACTTTGAGATTTTTTAGTACCTTCGATGCGAATTGCTTGTTCAAAGTATTTACTCAGAGGCCCCTGTAAGTTACCGTCATTATCTAAATAAACCCAGGGTTTTAGGTCTTTAGCGTGATGTTCTATGGCCCATTGAATAATACTGGCTTCTCCATCGCCACCGTCATTTTTATCAGCATCCTTCATTTCTTGTAGTTGGTCAGATATTTCAGACTCGCCAGGTATGCAAGATGTAATTATATCCATTTCTTTCGGTGTAACCACACCATGAGCACGTAGAACGTCTTTTAAGGCTCCTCGCCCCTGTAATCGTGTAAATGTCAACATTTGTCCAACGTATTCACTACCATATTTATTACGAATGTATTCAATTATACTGCCTCGTTGTCTAATTTCAAAATCCATATCAACATCTGGTAAACTAACTCTACTTGGTACAATATTTGCTGGTTGATTTAAGTTTATTTCATCAACCTTATCAAACACCCACATAATATAACTATTTTGTGAATTTGTTTTGTCTAATTCTACACTCTTGATAATATATATGTAATATGATGTAACTTGCTTAGAAGAGAATATAATGTCTAACTCAGACTGAAAATATTTATTATTTTTTAATTGTTCAAGCTTATCTAAGTTTATATTATAGCTTAGGCTTTGCAATTTTGCAATATTGTCCATAGTTGCTTTCTACACACTGATATATTTTAGAAATGAATATTCTGGGAATGACACATGTGAACTAATATTTCGAGAATTATTGTAAAACCTAGAAAATAATAAGTCATATTCTATAGGGTCGATTTGCGTGACGCCCAATAAATATAATACTAATGAGCCAGAACTTGAACCTCGCCCAGGACCACATAATTGTCCTTGAGTCCGTGCCCAGTTAATTATATCATTAACGATGAGAAAATAATCTGATAGTCCAGCTTCCTTTAAAACTTCCAGTTCATATGAAAGTCTTTCTTTATATTCTGCTTCTGTGTGAGATGTATTAGTAATTATTTTTTGAATTTTAGGCCATCTTTCTTTCCATCCTATATCTACCAACTCGTTGAGATAATCTTCCGATGCAATATTGTTTGGACAAATAAATCGTGGTAATTGAGGTTTGTCTGTAATACTATATGACTCACACATTGAGGCGATTTTAATGGTATTTTCTAACTCTTCTTCTGTATTTCCACAGTTGAGCATTTCTTCATATGACGGAATATGATAATTTCTTGATTTAAAAAATGCCCCCAAACCAACGTCTTCGCCCAGGGTCATTTTATGTTCTACTTCCCGAAATGTTGTGTGCAACGCATTACATAATAATACTCTCTGGTCAACCGCATCTTCTTTCTCAGCATAGTGGGCGTCTGGAGTAGCAATCAACGGTATGCCAGTTTGCTTGGAGATATAACGTAAGCCCATCGCAAGCAATTTATTAGCAGGAAGTAATGTATCTATTAGCTGAACTTCCAAGAAAAAGTGGTCTTTTCCAAATATGTCTTGAAGGCGTTTGGCCATCTCAGTTGTATCTTTAACCCAATTTGGGTTGGCAAACTTTTTGACTTCATCTACGGTCGCACAACCAGTGGCTCCGTTAATGTCTTGCAATATACAATGAGATAAATGTGAGCCTAAGTGTCCGCTGAAAGCTATTAGATTACCGTTGTTTAATTGTGCAAGTGTATCTAAGTTTAGTCGAGGCTTATAGTAAAAGTTTTCTGGTTTATTAGATTCACTGACTATGTTGACTAAGCTTTTCCAACCTTGTAGATTTTTTGCCAACACCACCAAATGATGTAGGGTTCTATCCTTATCTTTAATACTGGGGTCTTGTGGACAAACATACAACTCACATCCCATGATGAATTGCAGGTTTTTATCTGACATTGCTTGCATAAAACTAATAGCCCCTGATATACTGCCGTGGTCAGTGAGGGCTGACCCATGTAGTTGGGCTGTTATGCAACGCTTGGCAATTTGACTAGGTTTACTTAGGCCATCCAAAAGTGAGTAATGAGACCCACCTAAGAATGACAATGAAGCGGAAAGTACGTCTTCATCGTCATCTTTTTTTTGTCCTCCATATAAAAAGTGATTAATGTATTATGATTTTACTATATCACCAAGCTCTTTTAAGCACTCAAGTAATTGCTTAAGCTCATTGTTTGTGAGTTCAATATGTATTTGTCTTGGTCCGTTTTTTTGTAATGGTGGTAATGATTTTAGATTGCTGGCTATTAAATCAATAACCTGCCTAGAAGTTTCTGCTATGTTGTCTACGGATTGACGAATCGCCTGAATTTCCGTGGTGTTCGTTTCCTCTACAAGACCTAATTTTTCCGCAATAATCTGGGCAATGCCCGCCAGTTCTACAAGAGCAGACAATATATCGCCATCTGCCCGATTGAACCTGTCCAACTTCTCTAGTATTTTACCATGAGCGTGAGCTTTGTCAAGAATCACGGGGGTCTTTTCTCTTTCGGTTTGTATAAACCTAGATACGGAATGAGCAAATATATCAGTCATTTTCTGTATCCCTCATTGGTCTTTCTTTAGTATTATCAAAAATCTGTAAAAATTGGTTGCCATCACAATGTGTATCAACAACTATCATGGTATATTCATCTCCGCGATATACCCATTTGGGCAAATGTCGTTGAGTATAAATATCGTTTGAATATCCATCATCTTAAATAGATTACATTCATATTTGGCAAAACATACTTCGTCTCCATAGGACTCGCCGGTTAAATACCAATAGTATTGTCTAGCATCGTCTATCGGTAAAATCCTACAATCTTCAACATAACCAAAATAATCAAATAATTGTTGCCGCAAGGAGTTATATTTATCAAGTAATTTCATTGTCCTTCTTCCTCATAAGTTTACTGTTAAAGAATTAATTGCAAAATCTCCATTATTTTCTTAATATCATGTGGTTTTTGTTTCATATAAGCTGTTGCTAAACCCTCAGATAAATACCTAAGTCTGTCGTATTCATCCAACAGATTTAATACTGCACTTCCTGCTAACATTCCTTCTGCGTTGATTGTATCTCTTAGTTGTTGGACTATATCGTGAGACATCAACTTACGGTTGATATTAATTTGAACCTTTTTTGTTGTGGTGGTATTACTCATTGTTAAAAGCCTTTTCTAAATATTTAGTCAAATATGTCCACGCTTCGTGCATTGCGTCATGGGCCTTTTGCCATTTTTTACGCAGTACGTGGTCTGCAATCTTGTGATTAGGTATTTCTTCAAAGATTGCGTTACCAAATCCATTATATACACAATACTCATATAAAACTATATTGTCTACTGGGCCATCTGGTAAAGGTTGTGGTTTTTGTATTTTTGGCATACCGGGTGGCAGGTCATATACCCAGGTTCCACTTGGAGTATCCGTCTTCTTTTTTCGTCTACGATTCGTTTTATTATTAACTTTCTGTGGTGTTCTTGCAAAATCATATTTACACTTTTGACAAATTTTTGTTCTTACGCCACATTCAGTTTTACACTTTGGACATATTTTCTTGCCTCGTGACATATAAAATTCTCCTTACTCACCTGGATTAGAGTAATGTTCATGGTTAAAAGTTGAACACATTTCATTTTTCATGGTTTGGTTTAGTCCATGTTTGTGTAATTGTTCTTGGGAATATTGACACATATTTTGAGATGGATTCTTAGGATGAGGAGTTTTTCCATACCAGCATACACGCTGGCAGAACCAATGATTACACTGACGAGATTTTGGTTTAGGTGATTTACATTGTTGTATGATATGGAATCTTTGTCGTAAGTCTTCCAGCATGGCTTTACAATCAGAGTTATCATACGCGACCGTAAAAGCCCCGGCCGTTCTGACATAGTTTATAGTCATAGTAAAATATTCAACTTGTGGAAATAGCTTATGCAATGCCAAATGATAAAAGCGAAGTTGTGGGTCAACACAAAAGTCTTTATAGTCTTTTTCGGCACCAGTACCCCAATTTTTACACTCGCCGGTATTATGTGTTGGAATCATACGCTTTGTGCATAAATATGTATTATCTGGACTGTCTACCATAATACACTGTGTTGGTTGTATAATATTCTTTTCTATTTTGATAACTCTTCGTATGTTTGATACGCCGTTACCCCATTCACTTTTGATTTGTTCTCTTTTTCTTGTAATATAAAAAGGATTAATATCTACTGGTCTAAATTGTATTTGGTAATAATGACATGATTTTGCGAAATTGGTTTCTTTATTATCCTCAAAACAATTAGGTCTTTGCCCAAGCGATAACAACAACTCTATAATATTGTCAGAAAGGCGTGGGGTTGTGGTGATAAAACACGCCTGATGTCTATACGGATTGGCATTTCCATCTGTGTCCATGAGTCCACGTAATAACTCTAGTCTTTGATTATATGAAGAACGTAAATAAATATCAGGAATATGTTTATTATGTAAGACTCCAAGTGGTTTTAGTTTAGTGGTTAGACCATAAATTGTTCGTGATGAACAACTGTCATTTTTACAGCTAATATCTGGACCAACATTAAATCCACATTGTTCAATCTTTTCAAATATTTCTGAATCTATTCCGCTTATTTCTCCACTCCTATTTTTTCCGTCCCTAAGCCACGCCCCAAGTACATACGGATGTATAGGTAATTCAACATCGTCTATTACAAGTGGTTTTGTAACTGATATTTTATCGCCAATTTTTAGATTTTGTATATTGATAACACTATCAGTATTTAATTTCCATAAATGGTCTTCATCACATGTAACCTGACTTTTATCATCAAATGTAATAGTGTAACATTGTTTCATCTTTTCAGTTGACTTACCGATAACTTTACACTGATGACCATTCTGGTCAAACACGGTATCACCAATAGATATTTGCTCCATAGTTGTCCATCCACCAACCGTTGGTATTGGTGTGTCTAGTGGTAAACCTTTCCAGTCTACTATCTCATAATGATTCTCATCCACTTTTGTTACAAGGTCTATCGTTCCCTTAATACTCAATTTTCCCTCGATAGTGTTACCATCAGGTAATACATACTTGTATTGAGCCCAAGGTTCGTCAATTACAAAATCAAAAAATGGTTCTGCTGCTACGATATTACTTAACCGTGGGTCAAACATTCCCTTGCCAAATGCCAGTGTTTGTAAAATCCATTCCCAGATGGTTTCCTTATCCTTGGGATAATATGGATGCACGGTATTAGTAGGAGACGTATAATATTGATATGCTTTGTTAAATATATCTTTGACAAACGCGTCTGTATATAATAAACTCTCATTAGCAGGAAGTACACCTACCACATTGTCTTTAATATCGCTTGTATTATCATCTTGAATGTGTTTTTTGACATTCGCTAAACACTCCATTACCTTATGAAGAATTGTTCCCATTTCCGCTTTTTTACCAGAAGGTGCTTGCACACCCAATACATACGTAATGAAGTATTGCATCTGGCAAAGCTGCCAATTATTAAAGGATGAACTGCGGAAGTATGTTATAATCACTTATGATGTGGCCTCCCAATCCCAGGTGTTGTATCCCCACTCGGTTAATAACTCGTTGGTAAGTTTATTTTGTTCTTCCACGCTTAATTCTCTATTATCAAATACATAGTCGAAATTCTCTAATGGATAATTATCTAAAGCCTGTTCACTAGAATGTTCATCTTGGTCGGCAAACGGTGCTCGGAGGAATCTAATTACTTTTCCGCCCGCTTCTTGAATCGCTTGTACCTCACTGGGGAATCTACAGTCGGTGACAATAGCAAGTTTAGGTTGGTCGTTTTGCACTTCACGCAAACAAGCGTCTCCCCATACGTTTTCGTTTATGCGTCTCCCAATATCAGTTCCAAATACTTGTAGAATTTCTCTACCACTCATGTAAGACGACTGTGCTTGATATGTGTTATCATATTTTGATATAACCATTTTTTTAGTAGATTTATTCAAGAATGGCCAAAACTGTCCCCACTTGTATTGTGTTAGTTGGTTCTTTTGGTCATTTGTACCATTAACTTGGTCATATGACAGCCCGAATATCGCCATCACGGACAATTTTAATGTATTCGCAAATGAGTATAGTTTAACTGACGGCCAAATATACTGAGCCAGCATCTTTTGTACGTCGGGGTCTGGACTCATTGGGTCAAAAATCCCATTAATTAATTCCCCATCTACAACAGCCGGTATAATCAACTGCCCCTTCGCGTTAATCCGAATCCACGACACCATCTGGATAGCACACATTTGTTGTCCAATAATCCAGTTTGCAGTGGTAGTTTTACCAGAGCTTTTTTTCCCACTAAATGCTAAAAGTTTCATGTATAAATCCTTCCAATGATATGTTTAATTTCTTCCACGGTTAAATCTCCTACATCACTTCCTGCCGATAATTTTGGACAATAAATATTATGTGTTCGGTGTAACATTTTAGTGATTTCTTGTGTGCCATTTTGCCCAGCGTCATCGTTATCTAATAATAATATTACATTAGTACATTGTAACCCTTCTAAGATAACCAACTGTTCTTCTGTAAGACATGCTTTGAATATTGCAACGCTATTATGTATATCGGCTTCTTCTAATCGCCACACATCACCAGGCCCCTCTGTTAGTATAATTGTTTGTGTTTTTTCAATATGCTCTTTGGCAAACCACAGATTATACAAGTAATATCGCATGTCAAACCCAGGTGCATTTCTCCATTTACTATGTGTTATTTGGTCTGCTGCGGTAGTGGGACATTTATCATCATGCCCATGATAAAAGCCACACGCGTTGCATTTATTATAATGTGTTCTACCAATCATTCCAATAATATTTTGATGTTTATTATCATATATAGGTATGACAGAACTATAACTGCGTTGTGAATCTCCTACGTCGTATTTTTGTAAAATTTCCTGTGAATATCCACGCTTGATGTAATACTTTGATGGAATAACTACTTGGCTTTTATATATTGTGGGCGTCCATGTTGTTTTAGGTTGTGGTGCCACACAATTAATATTCAATCTGTGAAATATATTACTATAATTTTGTCTATCTAGTTTAAGTGCATCATCAATTTTAATATCATGTACATCTTTATATCCTAAAAATTTTATCATCCACAAAACAGCTTGCGTCCACGGCATATTTGCTGTTTTATTACTTAAGACTCCATGAACAAAACCGATAATATTTTTCTTCCATTTTTTTTGACAACGGTGTGTATAACAAAACCATGTTCCACGAACTACATCACCGTCTGGGTATATATTCCATGCCATAGGGTTATCGCCACCATGTATAGGGCACGGACCATATAATCTCTTGTGGCCTTTATAATATTCTACTCCAAGAGCGTTTAACATTGTTTCAATATTATTGCAACACTCATTGCTGATTTGGGTTAATAATGCCTGCGAGAAATATGGTTTGTTTGTAACAATCTTATTTGTCATCTGGTTTATGTTGTGTTGTTTTATTTTGCGATAGTAAGTTAAACTTTGTTTCACCTTCTTCTATATGACCAAATTTACCATGAAACTTAACATTTATATAATCGCCGGGTTCTAAGCCCTCGCCGTGTCTAGCACTGACGGGCACTAATTTGCGATTACCATGTTGTGGACCTATTTCAGCTATTTCCTCGTCGGTTTTAACTTTGTAAATTGTAAAGTTAGTTACCAACCATAATATTCTATCACTACCAGATATTACAGCAGTTGACTCTCTATCTATGCCGTCACGGTTTAACTGAGCAAATGTTAATACAGGTACATCATAATGTACGGCAAAGTTATGCAGAGAGGTCATCATAAAACCTAATATTTGATATTCGCTGAGATTACCAGATATATCTTCATCATGCATTAATTTAATATAATCATATATAATTAAACAATCTTTACGAGTACCGTTTTCATTGAAGCCTACCTCTTTTGCTACCCACCTTCGCATAATAGATAAAGTTTCCTCAAATGCCTTGCCGGAGACGTTTAAATAATAAAACGGCGATTGCTTTAATATTTGTGCTGCTTTACGAACACTGTTCCGTTGATATGAGTTTTTGGCATATTGTCCGGTTTCTATTTCGTTGATAGTGACTTGAACATTCTCACCTAGACATAGCTTGGGTAAAAGTCTTGCCCAGTGGTCTTCCTTGCTCATTTCAGTATCTAGATATAACACTGGAATCTTGAGGATTTTAGCAACATGTATAGCAATATTAACTGCTAAAACTGATTTCCCGCTTTTCGGGCGACCACTTAACAATGAAACTGTCTTACGTCTAAACCCTCCTCCTATAGCTTGGTCATAATACGGCATTCCACTACTTATTCCTACTACCTTTACGGGATTCGCCTCAATCATATCCAAATAAGCGTCGATATCATTACCAATTAAAGCTGGCGTTGAAGACTCTTCGCTATGCAACAACTTACTGAAATCAAAGATAATGTTTTCCGCAATACCCAGAATACTCTCTAATGATTCTGTCCCTTTAATATCCTCGATGGTTACAGAAGCTTCATTAAGTTGGTCACGTAATAAACGGCCTATTTGCAGTTTTCTTATCTGTCCAGCCCAAATACGCACATTTTCTAGCTGGACCTTACCATTTATAATACTCCGCAAATGCCGAATATCATCCGTTTGACTAAAAAAGTTTTGCAATCCAAGTTCGCTAGCACATGCTAATAATGAAACTTGGTCAAAGTTTTTCATTTCTTTATTAGTATATAGATGTTGGATACATTTAAATATTACTTGATTTAACACATCTGTAAAACTATCGTCATTGATAAAATCAGCAATATCTAAATAAGCATCTTCGCCATATTGAAATAGACCAACCAGGACTGCTCGTTCTGCGGCTACATCGGTCATTTTTTCATTATTCATATTGATTTAGTTTTTACTTCTATCATGTTGCAATTGGCAGTGTGTACATCTGTAGACGTTGTTTTGCGGGTCATTGTCATAACCATCAGCCAGTATAGGGCTAACTTTATCTTGTTTCCCACATATGGCACATTTTACATCTACTAAATTACATTTGCGTTTTCTCTCTCTTACCTTTCCTATGCCTAGTATGATATTATCTGGAAATTTATCTACTCTTTCATCATCAAATTCGCTGCCATCATCGACAAAGCCTGGTGGGGTGTTAGTATTACTCAGTGGAACAAAATGCCCAGCACGTTTATTTTGCTTGACAGCAGAACCATGTTCAATATAAAATTCACTATTGTTATCATTATCTTGTGTTACAACACCAAACCCATCTGTTTTAACCAACCCCATCTTTTCTAATTCAACGACCTCATCTACCTCCTCATCTAAATCAACCCCAAATACTTCCTCGGCTATAGATTTCTTCTTTTCAGCAGGAAGTGCAGGGGGTTCTTCGCCAGTCAATCTTTTATATACTTGGCAAATTTGCTGCCAATCTCCATGTTGAATGCCTTGATAAAAAGCTTCTTTGATGGTCATGTTTAATCTCCTCGTTGACAACGCTTGGTTTGTTGCAAAGCCATATAAGACGATGCAATAGCTCTTAAGTATGTAGGTAAATACTGTAGGGTTTCTAGTTTTAATTGTGCGTTGGAAATGATTGTTTGTAATTGTATGGCTACGTCATTTGCTTTAATAGCTAAAATTTTTCTGTATTCAAATGGGGTATACTGACCACCATAATTCATAACTGTATCTGCAATCAAAAAATTTATATACCGCTCGCACCATTGAATATCGGCTGTTATTTGGTTAGTTAATAATTGTATATATGTTGCTTCTTGGTTTAGTATTACTGCTGCTTCACCACAGTCCATATCACTCAGCTTACGTTGTTGGGGCTGTGACATTTTAATAAAACGATTAACTTCATTTATAGGAGTTAGCTTGCCTATTCCAACAATTTCTGGATATTGTGCAAGTAATTGTTTTATTTTATCGTGCTTATCAGTTATTGAGTCTTGTTGTCCACTCACTATCAGTCTCCGTGTATGGTAATATTATCAAAGTAATATTGTTGATATTGCACCATTCAGCTTTGTCTCTATCTCGTTGTTGCGAAGACACAAATGCTCGTCTGGTCCCGTGAAAATGCGGTATAAATTCGTAGTGTTGTCTCCCATGACATTCTACGGCGACTTGCTGTAAAGGTAAATAGAAATCCAAGAATAATTTTGTTTTGACTGGAATAGGCACTTCTTCTAGGATGGGCTGTGTACCATATAACCGATGTAATATCTTGCGACACCTAATATGTAAATCGGATTTTTTAGCCGTTTTATTAACCCGGCCCATTGATGGTGGCCAATTATGTTCTCTACCGCCAAAGTCTATAACTCTCATATTGATAATTCACCAATCTTGACCATTATTATACCAACCAAGGCCAATGAACCACCAGCTATTTGTAGTGTATTAAACCCACTACATTCTCCGTGTATAACCATAACTACGTAAAATACACATATCATTATTATATCAAATAACACACCATCTAATAACAAGTTTTCAGATTTATAAGCGATAATTGGCCATATACCACAGCATTGAATCACGTAAGATATAACCCAGTTTTGGATACTAGAATTTTCATTTATAAAAATAGAATTGTAGTAATAAACCATATACATGATTATTACAATGGGTATCCACCAATACTGCGATATATTCATATTTATTCTGCTAAACCCATTAAGCTATGATATGAACTACGTAAACATTCTTGCTCGTGTGGGTTTTGTCTTAGCCTTTCTACTAGGTTAGCTCTACCCTGTATGGTATAATCCTTAATGTTGAAATCTTCTTTGATATAATCTGCCATATACGGCATTTTGAGCCATGATGCCGACTGTTCAATAAATCCAAGTTCTAACCCAATATCTACCATTTCTGCTAGTTCATCAATACCAAGTCCGTATGTAATATGTGAGGTGGTTTTTTGTCCAGGGGGGGCGAACGCAGTAGACGTTGTAATCCACTCTACGTCTTGCCCGATTGGTTTGCCATCCTCTGCCCCGCCTTCTCTTATGATAGTAAACTTTTTACATTCTAGCCCAATATCCATAGCAAACTGAATTTTATTTCCACCGCTCACATGCGTGGTTTTACCATATCCACTGGTGTTTGCCACAACATGTAATATACCAATTAAGATAATGTCATTGACTGCTAATAAATTGGATAGCCTTTTGCAGAACTTTGACATGAGAATAGCTCCTGGGGCTCTATCTTGTTTGTTGATATCGCTAGTTAATTCACCCTCGGTAACTAACTGAGAAATAGAATCTATGACTATTACAGCACCAGGGTTCTCGTGAGCTAATTGTTCAGCAATTTCTAAAAATTCATGTGCCTGTAAAATTCTAACTTCTTTATCTTTACGATATGACCGCACAATATTCAATTTCTTAATATCCAGACATTTTATCCCCTCAATATCCCTGGGCTTTAAGCGACCCTCAACATTCAAATAATATGTAGGACGCCCCGCCTGTTGTGCCTTGCCGAGTATATGTAACGCTGACACACTTTTACCACACTTTTGCTTTCCTGCTAATGTGACAACGCTTCCTCCGGGAATACCGCCACCCAGTACAATATCAAGCTTAGGACTAACCTTAACAACACTATGTGTATATTTCTGTAATTCATCGCCGGTTATAAAGGCTTCGGCACCGTATTCTTTGATTAAACTTTTCATACTGTCTTTAATATATGTTGGATTACTTTAATTGTGAAAATAACGATTGTTTTTTATTACTGGTAGCTGGTCTTGGGGCTTGGTCAATCGGCGTTTTTTCTCGTATGCTCGAATCTGATACGGTTTTGGCATTAAACTGTTTTTGCAACTTCTTCAATATTGGCTCTAATAACCATTTTGCCCCAAAAGACTGTAACCGCCTGCACTGTGGATGTTTCAACGCCTGTAAAATAACAGATACGTCATACGTTTTCAGTAAACGATTAACTAAAACTATTTGTGTTTTGTAAATTTTACACCATAGCACTTCCTGCCAAAATTTATCTGGTAATTCTTCCTTTTGTTGACGTGCAATAATCTCACATAGATATTCAGTAAGGTATTGGGCTGGGGTAATCCAATCACCACCATATTTAGAAGGGAATGTATGTGTAGAAGTTTGGTCTTTCATTATAAACTAAAAATTATATATAATTTGGTCCGCTTTACATTTATCCAAGTCTTTATAAACACGTCTCATCAGTATTAACTCAGGTACTCTATACCATTCACACATTACTTGGTCTGTTTTGTGTGGCCATCCCACAATATGAAAAGCTGAATTATTTGTATTTGGCGTAACCTGCACAAGACCATGTGAATAAAAATAAAAGCTTTGATGGTTAGGCAGATATACTACATTACTACGAAACCTCAAACGAAAACCAACAATTGGATTATGCGGATTTTTTTTGATATATTGTGATAATCTCTTCCACGCACTTGGTTCTTCAAGTCCGGGTCTATCATCATCTTGAAAAACTTTGGTTCCATCTTGTAATTCAGCCACCCAAATACATTTATCGGCAATAAAATCATCACTGTTAGTACATAACATGTTAATTATCGAGTAGGTTTACTGGGGTCCATAACAAAAATTCTATCTTTACTTGTAGCGGCGGTTTTAGTATTTTTACCTCGATGGGCATCAGATACAGTAGACGCAGCTTCGGTCATAACCGCTATGCCCCGACTAGGGTCTCGACCCATTAAATTTCCAGCTTGTAATCCAGTGCGTTTTTGAATTTGGCTATGATATTCATCCATATTTTCAGTATTTTGCTTTTTGGGTAAAACTTCATCATCAATATACGCTTGAACGGTTTTAGGCCCAACGCCCTGCATATCACCACACAGTTCATCTACTGACATAGTTGCGTGATTTTGGTCGATATAGGCTTTTTCAACTTTGGTTAATTGTCTACGCATCTTTCATTTCCCTTTCACATATATGTAATAATGCTTTGTTTTTAGTGGCAAGATATTTAAGATATTTCATAAAAGTGTCTTCTGTAGTATGCACGAATTTAATATCTTGATTACGTATAGAGCCTTGTGTATAATCACCCCACGGGTCGGCTAATTTACCGTATATATTTAATCGCAGTAGACATACTCGTGTGGTTGCGTTGTGTTGTATTATTTTAGCATAACAGTTTATATCGTCAACCGGTATTGGCACAAGACCAACACTGTTGGTTACAGGGTCAATATCTACAGTGGTTCCATATCCAACAGCCGTGGACGTGTTTTCTTTTTTTTTACACAAAAATTCTGTCATATATTATATCTCCTTATTTTTTACGAACATCAACTATAACATTTTGAGATACACTATTGTCTTTATTAGTGTCAGTGGTTGTTTCGATATTGGCTAATACCACACCACTATTTTCTGGAATTCCTAAACAATATTGTCCACCACACTCAAATACAAACGATTTATCACCACAAAATGGACATAAACACACAATATTACTTTGTATTGGTAAATTAGGTCGTATCATCCATATTTCAGCTAATTCTTTACCACAATTAGAGCACGTTATTATTCTTTTATCTCCGTTGACGAGGGCTCTGGAATCTTCGGACATGTCAGAAAATTTTCTAAGCATACAATGCGGTTTTCTTTTTTCCATTTATTTTTTATCTCCTCTATTGCTTGAATAACTTCTTCTTTGGCTTTGTCTGGTTCTCTTTCTTTTAACACAATATTATAATTATCTTTGAAAGCTGCAATTAGTTTCCATTGCCCGTCAGTCATTGGTTCACAAATTGCTATCTGTGTAGTGACAATGGCTTGACATGATTCTTTAGTATCGGCAATAACATCAGATGTTTTAGTTGTTACTTGAGTTCCATCTTGTGTCACACACATAGTAGTCGGCATTATATACCTTTCTTATTTATAATCTTTGACCCATAAAAATTCCGCTATTGCAAAGTCTAGTATTGAATCAATATCTACACCTTCATACTCAGATGTTTCAATAAATCTTTTTTGCTTAATGGGCCATTCTACCATTGCCAATTTCCTATTAAATACAAAACAACCACCATTTAATACATATGTGTCATTTATATTTTGTGTGGCAACAAATTTATTCACATTATAATTTATTGGTTGAAGGCCGTCTACCGTTCCTAATAAAACAAACTTTTTTATTTGATTAACTGTTTGAATTATAGGAAAATATTTATCTGATGCCAACAATAAATATGTATTGATACATTTTTTAAGTGTTTGTATCATAATAAATGGTGATGTTACCTGACATAATACAATAGACTCAGAATTTATATCTTGTAATATTCCTTGCATTATACTCAAATTAAAACACGTTGCGTCTAATCCATCTGGTCTTTTAATACGAACAACATCTATATATGATTCCGCTATACTTAAGATTTCATTTGAGTCAGAATTAACAAAAACTTTATCTATAAATCCCAACTCCTGCAAAGATAATAGTTGTTTGATTTTTATATCTAATAATGTTGTGTCTGCAAATGGTCTAATGTTCTTATTTGGAATTCTGGAACTATTACCTTTGACTGGAATTAATCCCACTATATTATATTTGTCCATTATGTCTCATTTTCTCAAGTATTATATCTGGACATACCAAATGATTATTTAGAAGAAATCTCAGTCTTTGTTGCATACTATTAAGAAATTTGTGATTAGGCATAAAACCACTGTATCTATTAGGTGTAGTAAATGCGTCAAAACCATATAATGTAATTTTTAAGGCATGGGAAATCAAACAATCATAAATACATACCATTCCAGTATTAGGGATTAATAAATTATCTACATATGGTTCATTAGCATTAAATATGTTAATATGACCAATTAACTTTTGTTGAATTGCTTCATTATATAGAAAACACGGAATACCATTTGCAGTTCCCTTTATTTGCCATTCTTTTTGTAATTTTAATAAATTAGTAATTTTAGCATATTCTATTAAACGCTTATTAGTTATTCGTAAGATTGCACCACAGTAGAATAATGTGGTTTTTTTACCGACTGATTCATATTCATTACTATTTGGAAAGCGTAAGTTTAGTCGTATCACACAATCATGTGAATCTATCGTCTCTCCTTGTTTAGCTGATAGTATAGATGTAGAACCACCAACTATAGCAATATCTTTTTTTGTTATAATATCAATAAGCTTCATATATTCTTCAATATTTATTTAATATAAATTGTCCAACTTTTTGTAAACCGACTCCATATCCCGTGTGTTGACTAGTTATATATTTAAATACACATGTCCATTGTTCAGGTTCCGTAAACAACATATAATATTCTTCATAATGGCTATCATAATCATTCAGATATTCATTAAAATCATCTACAATATAAATATGCCCTATCAATAAACTACCATATTTGCTGGATTTATAAACACAATATATTCTATATGGATATACAGTATTGATATAACCGCCGTTTAGTTCAATTGTTATCTCATGTGGCAATGAAGAATAATTTTCTATAATAATATTTTTAGGTGCTAGCGTCGGTTGTAAATTATAATTGGGGTTAATATGTGAGGTTAATATTGTCAATAATAAAAATGTAAAGTCCATTTCAGTCTACTCACCAGTATGTATATACTTTTCTATTTGTTTAGGAGACATTTTTAATATATCTTTATGTGTTTTAGTTCTTGCTTTCGCCATCCATTCTGGTAACGGTTCTTTCTTGCGGAGCTTAGTATGAGCAGGAAGTTGGTCATGTGGTATTCGACTAATCGTTTTTTTGGTTTTATTTTCTTCTTTTAGCTTTGCTATTTGCTCACTAGATAATGTTTTTTTGTTACGTTCTGCTAATTGTCCTACCGTGGTTGGTTCGCCGATTACTCTTACATATAATGGCATTTGAATTAATCTATAAAAATTTGTACTATTACATTCAGGGCAATTGGTTAATCTGTCATCCTTAATACTTTGACCTATCTCGAATGTTTTACCGCAATCGTCACATTGATAAATATACATAATCATAAGATGATATACTCCTATACACACTTTCTGCTTATTTTTATTTAAAAATCACCATAATTTACCTGAAAGCATGGAATATGCAATTCATTTCTCCACATATCTACTACTTGATTTCTATCGTCAAACACGACCAGTGTTTTATAATGTGGTGCTATATGTTTTTCAAAAATTTCTTTTTTTATCACACTATCTTTGCGATTATCATCATTGTTCCTCATATATAATTTATGATATGGAAAACTGTATTGGTCTAAAAATCTTATTGTCGGGGCACGATATTCTTCTTTACGGCCAGACAACGCGATAAATACTATTGGGGCATCATTAATGTCATAATATGTCTTAACCATTTGTAATATGGTTTGTAGCGGATTATTGCATCGGTCTATTTTGTCACAATTAGATGCATCATAAATACATCTATCTCCCGTAATGGCGGCAGTACCATCTAAATCATAGATAATACAAGGAGTTCTTTTATCCTTTAGAAATGTTTCTACGTCGATTTCAGGTATTTGATGTGATAATTTTTGAGGATAATCCCATCGTTTTGACATTTTTTCTATAACATACTTACCGACACTGCACATTCTATCGCCGTCCCGTTGAATACATTCTTCTACTGACACTGGAAAATCCACAATACTTATAGCAATATTAGTGTTGTTTTCTTTATTATATTGTTTAACCAATTGCCTTATACACTGTTCGTGGAACGGATTTAAATTTGTATCGTCTATTATAATAGATTCACCCTTGTTTAAACAACTGTTTATAAGAATATCACGAATATGTAGTGTTATCTTTTCATTTTCCTTAGAATAAACGTCGTGATGGATAATTTTTCTAATTTCATCTTTATTTATTCTAATATATTCTGGATGTTCACTAATATAATTTAGCGACCATGTTGTTTTACCCGATGCTGGCAAACCACGTAAAATAATTACTTCTTGTCCCATGTTTTCGATTCCTGTATTAGTGTGTTCTAAATTCGTCAGCGTTTCTTAAAGCAAATCCTATATTATCATTTACGTCTACATAAATAAACAAACCTATTGACTTGGCCGTGTGTTCTTGTAACCATAGTAACACTGAATTATCATCGTTTTGACGCAGACCATGCGATTGTAGTAAATACTTCCAAATATAGTTTTTTAGTAAATTTGGCTCTGGATTTAATAACCGTGCATTATATACCGCTCCATCCACAAGTTTATTTAAGGCGTCACTTTTAAACTGTAAAAACTTTTCTCTATCTAATGATATTGCACAATGTAGTATCATGGTTTCAACAATTTCCATATAGCTTGTTTATAAGATTTATTATCTAAATATAAAAAAAATATATGTTTATATGGATGGTCTGGATACAAGATAGCTATATCTTTTTTAGTTGCAATATATGGCTCAATCTTTGTTGCAATAAAGTTATCAATTTCTGTTTGTATAATACTGTATTTTTCATTAAAGGCTTGGGCAATTTCCTTAATTTTTCCAACTAAATGAGCAGGAAGTGCAGGGGGGTATAATGGTTCACCATCATGTAGTTTTTGCCAAATTCTCTTGGGGCTAATATCAACAGCCGCTCTTTGCCAAAGTAAATATTCCTCAAATTTTACTTTCACTCTTATCTCGTTGTCAAATTTTAATACAAAACCCTCAGCATTATGTTCTTGGAAACACAGAACATCATCTACACTATTAAAATAATATTCATTGACATACGGAACGGCTAATATTCTAAGACGGTCAATTTCGTCCTGACAACTATGTCCGGTATCAATATTCAAAACATCCAACAAAATAATATCGGTAGTATCACCATAATTCACAATAGTAGTGCTGTTTTCTGGGTATACAATTTCAAATAAATAGGTATAGTCGTCAGTATTGAATTGTATATCAGAATAATTTTGGTGCAGAATTTCAGTTGCTCTTTGAGCTTGCTCTGATACAAAGGAACCACGGGTGGCTATATCATATGACCCGTCTTGACGTTTATATAATATGCCTAATGACCCATCAACCTTTTCATATGTTTTAAAAGAATTCTTAAATAAATCTGAATAATCCATACCATATAATGCTGGCATTTTATCTTTAATAGATTTATACTGTTCTAATGTAAAGAATTTGGCGAATGGACGGGCTATTACATTACCATCTTCATTGATGATAAGACCACGACAAGCAATTGTTTCTGGTGTCCAATACCACTCAATTTGACATTGTGGAGTATAGTTCAGAATAAATAAATGTTCATCAGGATGAGGGCGACAAGAAATATATCCGTTGTCAACAAACATAGACCGCCAAATATCATTGATTTTGATATTCAGAATATCCTCAATATGCCTACTCATTTTTATTCCTGTTTTTTATCTGGTGGACACCACTCACCATTAGAATCATGTATACGAATTTTACCAGTTTTCGTTATATATATTTGTAGAATTTTTTTAGGTGTTTCTATACCTAATGTAATCCATCCCTTATTATCATCACTACACATACGTGTTATTTTAGCCGCACCATATTCAAAACCGTATTCAGTTTCTTGATAATGCATATTATATATCCTTATAGGCACTTAGAATATCCACATGATTTACATAACAAACAACCCTCTTGTCTCATAATCTCAGAATTACACTCTGGGCATTTTTCTCCTTCTAGTGTTCCGTCTGGTATGTATTTTTTCAACACACGAGCTATGCCACGAGCAAAACTATGTAAGGTGGTTTTTTCTCCTACTTTTTCTAATTGTTGTACAACCCTGTGCATTTCAGAACCAGACCTCAATGCCAGTGAGGTTAAACGACTTATAGCTTCTTCCATTTCATTGGTTGACGCAGTAATAGGAGATAGTTCATCGTCTGTTCCATCAAAAGTTGCAATATAAAAGTTTTTCCGTTTACGTTTTATTGTTCCGGTCTTTACTGTTTTGGATATACATCCATTTTTACCAGAAAATACCTCATATGGTTTCCCATTTAATAAACCGACTAAAACGAAATACTCTCGTCCGTCTATCGTGGTGTGGTGGACATCACATGGTAAAACGCGAGGTCTGTCATGTACTATTATACCCTGTGGTTTTTTATTGTCAAGTGGTGCGTCGGTCCTATCTATGATAACGCCATCCCTACAGCCCTTGCGGTATATGGTTATTCCTTTGGTGCCAAGTTTATAGGCTGTTTTGTAAATTTTATCTACTTCTTCTATTGTTATATTATGAGGTAAATTAACTGTACTACTAATATTTGAACAAATATGCTTTTGAATAGCAGCTTGTATTTTGACTCTTTGGATATAATCTAGCGATTCTGCACAACTATCAGCATATGGAGATTTACTTATATCTGTTTCACCGGTTATTTCCATCCACGTTTGTAGTTTTGGATGTATGGCATCAAATTGCATCCAAGCGTCACCATTTTTATCAGTATAATCCACGCGGAAATCTTTATCGTTCGGATTACCCTTTTTTCTTCGTGTATAACTCATCATAAATAGTGGTTCGATACCAGAAGTTGTTTGAGTAAGTATACTCATTGAGCCAGCAGGAGAAGCAGTTAGTAATGCGACATTACGACGACCATATTTTTTCATCTTATTCATAATATCTGAACCACGCACCGTAATACTATCAGACAATATACATTCTTCATCGTAGAATCGTTGGAAAAACGGACAAGTGACCTCCAATGAAGCATCAAAACTTGGAAATGGTCCTAATTTTTCCGCCACATCTACAGATGCTTCATAACATGCAAATTTCATGGTTTTGTAAATACGTTCTATAATTTTTAATCCTTTATTGCTGTCATATTTAATTCCTAATGCAGCCAGCACATCACCAACACCAGTCATACCGGTGCCGGTTCGTCGGCCATTTTCACATTTGTCATATACATGTAGCCAAAAATCTAATTCGCTTTGTTTTACATAGTTTGGTTCTGGGTCACTTTCTATCTTACTAATAATACGATGTACTTGTTCTAATTCAAGGTCAACAATATTATCCATTAATCTTTGTGCTATACTACATATTTTATAAAATTTTGACCAATTAAAAGTTGCTTTTGTTGTAAATGGATTATCAACAAAAGAAAAGACATTGACTAACAATAATCTACAACTATCATATTCAGATAAATTTTGCTCCCCACACACATTTGTACTGACACTACGAAATTCTTCATAACAATCAGAAGGAGATTCACGCAAAACAGTATCCCAAAACAATGCTCCTGGCTCTGCTTGGTCTCTTGTGTTTTGTATAAATATATCCCATAATGCTTGAGCATTTTGTTGTTTAGAAATTTGTGGTGTTTTACTATCAACTGGCCATCGCAATTCATATGTTTTTTGTTGTTTGAGGGCACTAAAAAACTCGTCAGTAAACTGTATAGAAAGATTCATTCCAGTAATTTTAGTTAAATCTTTTTTACATGTTATAAATTCTAAAATATCAGGATGATGTACACTCATACATGCTAATCCTGCTCCACGTCTACCATTAATACATACATTTCTAATTGAATCAGAATACCTATGTAAAAAGGAAACTGGTCCACTACTGGTTTTAGCTGCGTTTTTGGTTGATGTTCCATTGGGACGTAGTTTAGAGATATTAACTCCTATACCACCACGCCTACGTAATGCGTGTACTATTTGGGCGTCTGTATAAAGTATAGATGAAAAGCTATCGTCAGGACTGCGAACAACAAAACAATTTTGACAAATTAATCCCTCAACAGTATATGAATGATTATTTTCTATACCCAATGTATAAACATATTCTGGGGTCATATTACATTTTGTTTTTTTGTTAATTTTTACTAATGTATATCCGTCTATATTTATTGTGTGTTTTGCTCTACTTTGCTGGTTGACGTTTGCTATCCTAGATATTCTATCATCATCATAATATTTTCTACTATTGTCTGCTAAATCACAGTCAACATCAAATGATAATCGACCATAATTTTTTTTGTCACTTTCTATACATTTTGTGAGCCCAACGGAATACCCCAACGCTCTTGCAAGATTATATACATCATCTAAAAATTTATAATTATTCATAACTACAGTAATGGCCTTACGATAACTAGTTATACATCCATCAGAATCAACGATTCCTTGTAACATATTTTTTATTAATTCATTTGGCCATGCAAACACTTCCGTGTACATTTTTTTACCATCACAGTATCTACCAAATAATTTTTCAAAAACCATTGCCACCAATACAGAATTAAAAACTATTTGTACAGACCCGTCTTTATTCACATTGTGATAATTTACATCTGGTTTTAAACCAAAAAGTTTTTCTCCATAACATGACACAAAATCAATAATTTCCTTTTCATGTGCCCCAAAAGTAAATGTAATACCCTTAACACAATAATTTGTTGTTCTTGCCTTATGACTCCTACTAGGTAAGTTTTTAGCACTGCTATTACTAAAAATACATCCATCGCCATACCATAAACCAAGAAAATAAGCAAAATCTTTATCTATTGACCATCTTCTTTTCACTGGACTATGTAGTCTACGATTATACTTATCGTGATTTTTATTATTAGTCCAAAGTGTTATTAATTGTATGAATTCATTATTTGTTTCAATTTGATATTTTCTCGTATTTATTTCATAATCGTCTTGAGGAAATATGTCTCTAATATCTATTTCGCCTATATAATTATCGTATTCTGTTTTATGCGGAATTGCTATAAAATCACCATTACGTAAGTATTCAATGGTATTCCATTGTGGTTTTTCTTGCCAGCCGATTTGTTCTTTAGAAATTGACAAAAATTTATGATTACCAGTAACAGTCACAGATGGTGTGTGATAACACTTAATTGTGTATAACTGTCTACCATTTAATGGATTCTTATGTAATTGTTTGACATTTTGTAATGTTCCGTCATGTGTTACTACTTTATCATCAATATTTACATCTTCTATATTTTTAACCCCAGACGTAGTATATACTTTAGTACCAGGAACGAAACAATTTCCCAAACTCACATATTGGTAAGGATTACCTAATCCATATAGTATTCCGCCTTGTGGTACAATATATCTAAACTTATCTAAATAAGAAAAGATTTCTTCTTCACTTATGGCTTCCTGCTTAAATTTTTCTTTATCCTTTCTTGCTAATTCTCTTGCTAATCTCCTGTGCATGTCTGCTGGTGTTTTTTCCAAACAATGTCCATCATTATCAGTCAGTGCATATTTATCTACAAAAACTTTAGCCCCTAACTCATCGCCATTAAAGTATTCAACGCTAGCAGTCAATGCTTCATCATAAGTGTACTGTATTTTCTCCATTTATGTACTATCTCCCAGTTGATATATTTCTATAAAAAAAATAGTCACAAGACGCGTGACTATTCATAAACTCTTATATGTAAAAGATTTATTTGTATTTTTGTGTAGCTAAGTCATTTTCAAAAGCCAACACATAATCATCATAATGATATTTTGGTATGATTGGCCGTTTTTTGCTTTTACGATTGCTTTTCTTTTGTTGGTGTTGCTTACGTTCTTCTTTACGATATGTCTTTCCCATCATCCTCATCCCACGTATTATTAAAAATAGAACCGTCTAAAATTACAGGGTCATGTACTATATCTTCGTTTGGCAATACATCTGGTTTTTTTACAACGTGATTTGTTTTTGTCCCAATAATACCAAATACAGTATTACTCACTTCATGTATTATACTGCCGTCATATAAATGGATATCACTATATTCTCCATCGTCTTCTACAAGTGGTGCGTTTACAATTTCACCACTTGCAAATGGTACGTCTTCCTTAATACCTTGATAATCAACTTTTAAAATAATATTTTTTAAAAATCTAACTCCCATTGTTATTCTCTCTCCTTCATTTAAGATATTTAGCTCTTCTTTTTACCACATCCGCCGCAACCACTAGACGGCTTCTTTGTTCCATCATTGTTGATTGCACAAATGTCCGAGTCTATACGAGTAGCCACACCATATAATACACTGTCTTTAGGAAAGTGTAAATCTAAACTTCCATTTGGATGTCGATAAAATTGTGTAATACGATAAATATCACCGGCGTGTACATGAATTTGTTTACTTTGCACCGACATTTTATTAGATTGGTCCAGATATGTTTGTGCTACGGTAATAAGATAATTATTCAGAAATCTTACGGTCATTTTCTACCTACTTTTGAGATAGTATTTTTTCCAACAGGTCTTTTTGTTCTTTACGTTGTTCTGCCAACTCTTCTCTTAATTCATCTAATTTTTTGAACATTTCTGTTTGTCTTGTTCGATATTCAATTAAACATTTTTCTAATATAGAAATACTCTTATTTGTTTCATTTGTAGTATTAGTAACATAAGTCGATAATGTTTCACAACGAGCAGTAGCAGCATCAGCTTTGCTACCAGCGTATATCACTAATGTAACACACACAGTGGTAATAGCTATAATTAGCAAAGCCAAACTGTAAACAATTGTTATACGACTTTTACAAGTTTGTATAGTAACATATGCAGAGTGACACAACTTGGAGGTTTTGGATTGTTTAGCTTCTATCATTTTGGTGATTCTCCAGTAATTAACTTAAAAAAGGCGGGGTTTATATGTCCCGCCCCCTATGTCGTGTGATATTAACCCGTTTTGGCTGAATAAGCACTAGTCTCAGGAATATCACCGTCTTCAAGTATTACTAGATTACCAGGCACAGCCCGAGTTGGGTCAGCGTATGAGCCTTTATCAAAACTATCGCTGCTAGGATTACCAGCATTAAATGTTGCTGCACCAGTGGCATAATTCCATGAATCAATCAGAACTGTGCGTCGTGTCAGTAACGAATTAATACCACGTATCTGGTTGGGATTACCACCACTAGCAAGCCCAGTGTATGCTACACCGGCTAATTGGCTTGTCACATTTCCACCTTTGACAACATACTTTCCAGCGGTCATAGTAGCAAAATCGCCAGCTTCTACGACGTGTGTCGCACCAACATAAGCACTTTTTACTGGTTTAGCCTGTGGTTGTATACTAGCCCCAACAATAGAAGCTCCGGGTGCATTTGTAACTCGATTACTAGCCGTATCAATGTTTCCTCCCATTAAAACTGTCGCTCCGTTGTCTTTTAGGTAATTCGCTTCAATTACTTTATCATACAGACCATCGTTTGCCTTACCCATGTGTTTATACCTTTATTAAAAAAACAATAATCACTAAAATCCTATCAATGACCTGGACAATCCTAAATTCCTACACTTAATATACACTATTTTAATATCTTTTTACTAATATTTTTCAATGACTGTTGTATAATACAACATACATTGTGTTTGCTTAACCCTTCGCGGACAGCAATTTCATTTATAGTATATCCATCTACAAACTTACATACCATAATACGTTTATTACGGTTGGGTAAATCAGTAAAGTAATCTTCGATAAACACATTAACATCAAAGTTATCATCTAATACAATTTCAGCAGGAAGTGGCAGTAATGTAGTGGGGAGCTTATGTATACAACTAAGGCATTCCCACCGGACATATGTATATAATACTGATTTAAAATTACGAATTTTCTCATTATGCGAAGCTTGTGTGTTGGCCAGACATCTCCACAGTGCGGTCATCCCACATGATATTTGCTCGTCTTTTGATAATACACCATACTTCCTGCTTATTTTTTGTATGTATTCTTTATATGTGTCGTAATATATATTGAATGTTTGATTATCTATTTTGGCATATTCTATTATCGTAGACATTTGATTGTTTCATATCCTTTATCGCCTAAAACGGCGTCTGCAAAACCAAACTCGACGGCTTCTCTTGGTGACATATAAAATTGTTGTTTTGTGTCTAATGTAGACTGCAACCATTGTAAAACTTGTGTTTCACTATAATCCTTAAAAAAGTCAGCTTCTTTAATTCTGTCAACATAAATTTTCAACATATTTTCATTACATTTTTTATACCAATTAGTGTCGGCTACCATTTGTGTAAAACCACCACTAATATTGTATTCTGCATAATGTACTAGATACTCAGTATTTGGCATAAGCACGCGAGTTGTTGCGGCCTGAGGAATAATAGAAGACATACTACAAGCACCGGCATAAGATAAAATCACTATATTTGATGAGCTTGCTTTAATAGCATCATACATACCCATGCCATAATTCCAATTGCCGCCACAGACCATCATATGCACTAAAATTGTGTCATTGTTGATAGCATTTAATACCTGTATGTTCCGAATAAATTGTTGACAGGTATGATATTCAATCATTGGAAAGTCTAAATAACTGTCATATTGTGGTCCTACAAAAATTTCTCTACTGTCTAATATAGCGTCAAAACTATGAACATCAGATAATATATCTCTATAAAACTGGGCATCACATTGGTTGTTCATATATATATATATCCTATTAATCGTTTGATATCAATAATTTACCACCTACACACTGCTCTGTTGTCTTTAAAACTTTAACTTTTTCATCAAAAGTAATATTTTTTTCATTACTACACATCACTTCAATATTACCATTTGGTAACACTAGCATAGCCCAATATTCAAATTTGTCGTCAAGTTTATCGCGTGTCTCAATAGCTTTTTTGGTTAAATCTTCCGATAAACCAGTTAATTGTTGGTTTTGTGATTGTCTGTCTAAAAACACAATCCTGTCTTTAATTTGTTGCATTACATGTTCAACGTCAAATAATCCAGATGTCGGGAAACCAATCCGAGCACGATACTTTGTATAAATATCTAGGCTTTCCACCCCGTGTGTATTATCAATAATCTGTGCAATTTGTGGAGTAATACTAAAATTAGTATACATCATCCAAAAATCAAAACTATTTGCAACAAAGGTATCCGTAACACAACCCAGAACTCCCATCGGAGTGTATAACACAGCTTGTGGTGGACCACTAACCTCCGACCCTTCCTGTTCAATAGACTTAATCTGTTTAACTAGTGGGTCAGTCCATTTACGCCAAATAATATTTTTTTTCATTATTTATTACCATCATTGTTATCAGATACTTTAAAAACATCACGAGGAGCTATACACGGCATTTGTGCAAACAGTTCTTTGTTAGCGTGCAATTCTTGCCACGTTTGTAGAACCATATTTATAGAATCTTCTGTGTGAGGACTATGTTGGATTGCTTGTGATAACTGTTGAGTAAATTGCCCAGTAGATAAGGCATCTAAAAGACCAGCCATGTAACACGGTCCATGTAATGTCTCTGGCCAATCGACAGTAATTTTTAGTTGATGAATATCATCTACAACAATCTGAATGATATATTTATCTGATGGCTGTGTTGTATGCTGCATAGTGTAACCTACTTATTCTATGATGGGCTGTTGTGACACTTTCATTATCCATAAACGTAATATCGCTATGGACCGGCGTACCGGGCAAAATAATAGTTTTATACACTAATAAAACTCTGTTATTAATATCTGCTGATTTGTCGTCAAAAAAACCAACTGGTATAATATCAATTGTCCGTAGGTCTATTTTCAAGTATTCACATAATAACTGAATAGCCACCTTACTTATATAATTATTATGAGAAATCACTTGATTTGGTAAACATAGTTTATTATCTGTGGATGTCAAAAACCCACATTTCATTTGGTTAGAGCTATCACGCAATAAAATTGCTACGGCTACTTCTACAGAAAATGATGTGGTATTATTAAACATATTCGCTTATTTCCTGTATAAAATTTTGTAATTCTTCCTTTTTCATTTTATCTATTCTATCAAAAACCGTTGAAATATCCTCTGTTTTATATAAATACAGCGTAGCATTATCATCGCCCCCACAATTTATTATCCGTGCCGGTTGATGGTTGTCAATATATCTCCTTAGTCTATTAACAGTGGTAAGTAAAATTTGATGTGGTATTAAAATATGAATCCATAACAATGCTTTAGTCGCGGTAACTCCTGACGGACTACATGATTTTGGATTATAAACTTCTATAGCTATATTACCACTTTTTTGTTCATAAGCGTCAAATTTAATTTCAATTGGTATTCTCTTGTTTTTTACTAGCAAAACCATATCCCAATCAATATTCTTTTTTTTATCATGCAGAACTTGAAACCCAACACTCCTAAAAAGGTTAGCCACAATACTCTCGGCGTTTTGACCATCACTTAAATTTTTAACAAACATTTTTTAATTTGGTTAATCCATGTTGAATATGTTGATGTACAGCTTGTCTACTTATCTGTAGGTCTTTAGCTACACGACTACATGTTTCACCGTCGATATATACTCTAACCACACATGTAAGTTGACGAGGCGTTAAATTTGCACTTTTAATTTTCAATTCAGTTAATTGTTCTTGTTCACGGTTCAATATCTCTTCTAATGGTGTGCGATGCAATGATGGTTGATTGTCTGCAAAATTATCATTATATATATCAATATTATTGTGTCTAGCACTGTGTGATAGTAACTTTGACCATTTGCAGATTGCCCATAAGGCACATTGGTTCAAATAACAATGTAGTGTTCTGCCTCCGTCTGGCTTCCATCTATACATACCACGCATTAAGTTCTCGGCGACAAAAGCAATCGCGTCTTCATCTTTTAACATGTTTTGTGACAAAGAACACCCACCAAAAAAAACGATACACTTTTTAGCAGTTTGATAATATTTTTCTAACCCCCAGTATTCAGCCGGTAATTCACTATACAAATGTTGATTTTGTTTGTATTTTGTAGTATTAATATCATGTACAACTACCGACATACTTTCTCCAATATTTGCTCATATTCCTGAATTGTATTGTCCCAATTAAACATACTAACGTATTTTAACCCACTTTTAACAAATCGTCGTCTATCGTTTGAATGTGTTAAAGTTTGAATAGCATTTATTACCTCTTGATTTGTTTGTGTATAAAACGCTGAATTCCCACACGCTTCCTTTAATCCTCCTTGACAGCTAGAAATAACTGGACAACCACACGCCATTGCCTCAATCACCGGCAACCCAAAACCCTCATGTTCACTAAGACACAACAAAGCAAAAGCGTTTTTATACAAGCTAATTAAAGTCTCTTCGTTGACAATACCATACTCAATAATTTTACCAATATCGACTAATTTTTTTACTCTATCTCGTTGTACATTATCAACATAAAATTGTTTTCCAACAATTATAAGAATAAGATTATCAATTTTAGTTATAATATCTAAAACCAAATCTAAATTTTTATGTGGACCGTACCCCACAGATAATAAATATGGCTCTGGATATATTTCTTTGTATTGAACAACTGGCAATAAAACACCAGAATAAACTACACTAACCGGTATACTTGGTGCGAACTCACGAATGATACTTTCAGATGAATATTTAGACACAGTAATAATATGGGATGAAATTTCAAATGTTTTTTTTAACTTCTCTATATAATTTTCATTGCCTGTTTTGGTAATATATGGAATAATGTCATGTACTACAGATACCACCGGTGTATTATCTATAGGTAACATATTGACATTAGCTCCAACCACACCATTAGCAGGAAGTAGGTGTATATCATAGGGAGGATTTTGGGAAGTTGTATCCACCACATGCCCTCTATTGAGTAATTCGGAGATGAGTCTACGCGATACACGGTCTATGCCGCCCGTGCCATTTAAGTGTTGACTATTGATTAGAATTTTCATATATTATTTTTCAAACAAAGATTTAAATGACTTAAATAAGTTAGTAAATAAATCATCACTTTGTGTTTGAGATACTTTGATGGCTCGTCCTTGTTTTGCAGCCTTTGCTTTAGCTCCAGGACCGGTATAACACTTTCCAGACTTCCCCCATCTCCAACCACTTTTACCGTTAATTGTACATTTTTCTACTGGCATTTTTCGCCTATATAAAAACCCGAGGGGGCGGCATAAAAAAGGTTTCGGCTAGTCCCAAACACCTTTAATCCCCAGGCCCCCCTCTAGATAAACTTATTATACCCCATTTGTGGGTAATGTCAATACCAATTTACTTAAATTACCTATCATGAATTCCAAAGCTGAAACCCCAGCCGTTGCTACCAGGCACATTGGGTTGATACCAATACCGATACAGAGGACCACCGCCATTACCATGACCATGCCCATGTTGATAATGATAAAAACCAAAAGGTATTGGCATAGCCGGTGGTGGTGGAGTTGGTTGTGGGACGGGATGATATTGAGGAGGGGTTGGTCGTTGTCTATCGTATGAATACCAATATCCATAGCCCTTATTTTGATATTGAGTATTATAATTATAATAATGATAATACCCACCCTCATTAGCCATGCACTCTCTGCTGAATAATGCAATTACCACTAAACCAAATAAACCTAACAATACTTTCTTCATTTTACTCCTCCTTGTGTTTTAAGAACTCATCAATGAGATTAACCCAAACTAAATGTACTTGTGTGTTTACAGCCATGCGTCGTGGGCCACATATAGATGTGTTTATAAGAAGACCATCATCTACAACATCAATATTATAATACACCCATTGTTGTGTACTATGTCTACCATAATTAATGGTTGTTAAAACCTGTCCATCCATTTCATGTAGATTGTTTATCGCTAGTGTTTTATAACAATGTATATCTTCACCACTAATATCCTGTGCGAAAAAACATATACATATAAAGAATAACAACAACCTTAACATATTTCACCACTAAACTATTTTATAAAAACACTATACTCCTTTCTATTTATACACTTATTTTGATTGAAAATTTTAATTACAATACATATGATGATATAACATTTGTTGTATTATCCCAGGTTAAATTCTTGGCAGTGGTAATACCATTAATATTGTGCCACAATTCTTGGTTTTGTTTCCGCAAATAAACATCACGCATTGCGGCTATTAATAGTTGTCCAACCTCTTTGTGTTTATCTAAATTAGCCCAATTACCTACCTTGCCATCAAAAAACACATTATCTTGAGCCCTTTCTAAATTATCCACGTCCAGCAAATAACAATTGGATTCATTACAAAATTCCGTGTGTCCAGCATAATTTGTCGCAATAACACGACGACCGACAGACATCATTTCCAAAAGCTCCAGGTTCCATCCTTCGGCTCTAGCAGGAAACACACCACAATCTGCTGCCGCCATGACGTTAGCCACGCCATCAGCATTTAATTGTCTTGGAAGAAAGGATACTCGGTGGCCCATTTTCCCGTTTTTATATAGCCCCTCCCAGTATTGCGTTTTCTCACGAGATATAAAAGGATTATGAGACATCATCCATAGGCGAACTCTGTCTTTTGGTTCAAATGCTTTGTGAAATGCCTCGGCTAATATATCATGTCCCTTGCGATATTCCCATTTTCCGACATTAATAAAGGTCGTCCATTCGGGGTCTGGTTCTTTAATGTTTTCATGGAAAATTTTTCTATTTACACCCAGGGGGACAACCTTGATATTAACTCCAGGGCAATGTTTTTCTACTACATTTTTTGCCCACCTAGAGCACACAAATAGTATGTCTAGTCTATTCAACTCAGCCTTTTCTTGATTAGTAAAATCATCTAACTCAAATATTGGGAAACCTATATGTAATCCTTTCCCTACATGTTGTGCTAAATCAAACTGGTGCCAAATTCGCAGACTCGGTGCATGGATATCATAAACGCTATGTGCGTCAATACATCTTTGAATTTTGAGTGTGTTTTTATCAACTTCATCTAAAGCAAACGCCCCAGTATCAACACGTCCGATTGGCCATAACTTCACATTGATTTTATTGTTTAACATGGTTGTGAGTATGTTACTACCAACAACACCATAGCCTAATTGATTTATAGGAGCGGTCAGGTTAATATTTAACATATTGGATATACCCAGTTGGGGCCACATAAATGTATTTTTGCTTGAGTAAATTTTTCTGTAACAGCTTGCATTACACCTTTATGATTACCACTAAAATCATGCCCGGTGATAAATCCTCCCGGTCTAATGTGAGATATCCAAATTTCTATATCTCTTTTGACGGCATGATATATATGACAAGCATCTATATATACTAAGTCTACTACTTCCTTAAAAGACTCGGCAGCTTGTTCACTGCTCATTTTCATTTTACAAACACGTCCATCATATGCTTTCATGCACGCGTCAAAGATTGGTTCTGCTATATGTGGTTCAATTTTTAAGTTTGTATAATCCCTCGGTAATGGTTGCCACATGTCTACCGCGTAAATATATTGAGCACCATTATTTAAAAAAACTTCCGTACTCTCGCCAGAGAAACATCCTACCTCTACCATTGTAAAATCTTTAAGCCCAGTATACTTAATCATATTGACTAAATCTATAACTTCACCAGGAGACCTCATACAATAAACCATTTATATATTATCTCCATATAATACCGCTTGAACTACTTGATAATAATTCTTATTTGCCAGTTCAGTATGTAATTGTAAATCAGCAGGAGGTAGCATATCTATATAGTTTGCTTTACAAAATTGACCATCACAATCACTTTTGATAACACCGGCGTTATGATAAATCGGCTTATTATCCCACTCTGCTTGTGTACTACTTCCCCATGAAAAATCAAAATCACTAGTAATCTTGGTAGTTATTCCTCTTTTCCACGCATTCCATAGTATTGCCCACATGTCTGCACACCAAATTTGCAACTGTGGTTTTTTGGATAATTTTTCCTGAGTTTGGTTATACTTACTTAGTTCGGTAAATAAGTTAATACTATCATCATACACTTCCTGCCAAAATTCCGTAGTCACATGTTTTAATAAATACTGAGCACCACCAGAGTTGTTTTGTTGTTCTTTGACCAGCGATTTTTTAATACCTACAATAGCGCACATTTTATCCAGTACATTGACACCATGTTGTTTAATATAGTCATGCCCTATATATGATTTGGCGTCAGACACATACCAGATGTCATCGTTAAGTTTGTCATGTAAATTAAGTGGTTGCCGTAATAGTATATCTGAATCACAGTAAAAAACTACTTCGTTTATTAACTCTGGATTACTTTGCCAATGTTGAATTAATAAATGATGACGTATACTTGGTATATAAACAATGGATTTCCTGGTGTCTGGATAATAATATATTTGTACACCGTATATCTCACCTAAAGTCTGAAAAGTTGGCGAAGCTTTAGGATGGTCTTTTAACGTAATAATACATATGTCTTTTGCATCAATCCCATGTGTAATTAAAGACTTAAGAAAAATATGTAATTGCCACTCATAATATAAAATAGGTGGTTGTGCACATATGTATTTCATTAATCTAATTCTTCATTTGATGCCACGCATGTGTATCAGCAGTAAACCATATTCCCATACATATCCTTAATTATCATAATCTGCGTTGCGTAATGAGACTGGTGCATTTTTAATATTTAATTTTTCTTTTGCTTCTTGCCAATTTTTCATAAATACACTATTATGTGCGTCATAAAACGCCCTATATTTTGTGTTTCTCATATCGCCAGGAGTACATGCAAAACCACAAAAAAGTGGCCCCGCAGCCGATGCAACGAAATCTACTCTGACATATGGTAGTTGTGTTGCTTGAGACATGGTTTGAGCAAATTCTATTAGTCTGTCTGTTTTATTATTCCAAACGCCAATTGATTTCTCGGGATATAATAATTTACTAGTGTTAATATCATACCATTCATTCACATCATTATAAGTATCACCATAAGTAGTGACTTGTAAAATCACAGCTTTATTATAAAATGAATGTACTTTATAATAAACTGGCATCAATGGATATTTTATAACAGGGATATCAAACACTAAAGGCAACTCTTCTATAATTAATGACCATCCAGCAGACACATTGCTTAAAGGTATAACCCAACGCAATGCGTCTATTTTATTCTTTATTTCTGTCAATACGTCCATTGCCTTGGTTGTAACGTGACGATTTATAACAGTCCATCCATTATCTCTTCCGTCAATAATGTTATATATGTGCTGGACACTGACAAGTATGTTTGGTCTTATAGTAAAAAGATTAGGACAGTTGTCAATCATCATATTTCTTAAGTCAATATCACCTTTAATTATTTCTAATAAATTATCATATGTTATTTTTAGATATTGTAGTGGAAATTGGACACCCTCTTTTTCCGCTATTTGATACGCCAGCGTAACATCCTTATACGGCGTGGTGTCTACGTCCATCATATATGATTGTAATACTTGAGCAAATTCCATGATATGTTGCTTTCACTTAAAATGGGATAGCCGTATTATTATCTGCCACGGCATTATCGGTTTCAACACTATCTGTTTCGACATTTTCTGATGGTAGTGTGGACTCTTGATTGACTGAATCCTTTTTACCACCAAGCATTTGCATACGGTCTCCAGTAACAGTTAAACGACTGTGATTCTTACCATCTGTGTCTTGCCACTTGTCCAGTTTCAGTTTACCCTCTATGAGAATTGGCATTCCGGGGGTTAAATATTCTACTGCAACTTCGGCAGTTCGCCCCCAAAACGTAACATCAACAAATACTGTGGACTCGACAGTTTTACCATCCTTTTTATACGATTCGTTGACAGCCATTCCAACACTAGTTACAGATGTACCATTACCAACACTACGTAGCTCTGGTTGACGTGTGACATTACCAACTAAAATAACTCTGTTAAACGCTGCCATAATCTATCTCCCTTAAAAAAGAATTTCATTATAATTACAATGAGGGCATTGAGGAATAAATCTATCACCTATCCATACCATGTTAAGGTCTGTCTGTGTATCTACAATAAACTCATGCCCACAGTTACAACATTCCAATTCAATCTCTGTATAACCGTCTAAATAATGGTGAGAGTCAATTACTGTAAAACAATCGCTTTCCAATATCTCAGACATAATTCTTTCCTCGTTTTATTATACCTAGTTCTGCGGTGATGTCAAGTGTATAGACAAACGCTTCCGAATTTGTTCTGTTATTGGTTTCCATTCGCCTTCAAAATTATACAAGTATTTACCGTGGTTTTCTTCATGCAGTAAATATCCAGCGTATACTTTATTGCTTAAACAAGAAACTTGCGTATTTTTACATAATCTCATAAAATATTTTGGTTGATGATGTCCAAGTAACACGCATGTATTTGTATTGTCATGTTGGTTCATAGTGTCATACAATAATGACGGCCTAACCCCGAACGACGTACCGCACATTTCATTAAAATTGTCTGTTACATAATACTCATTTTTAGTGTTGAGCACCACACCGCGAGTAATACCAACACATAAACTATTAGCAGGAAGTGCATGTAGGTTTTCTACTAAATCTAATGCTAAATAATCGTCGGCATCCACCATAAAATACCACTCTGGCTTCCAGTTCATATTCATCGAGTATAGAACACCGCATTGTCTCCTCATTGCTTTGTCAATCACATGAGACCGAAAATACTGTGCGTCCCATTTTAATTGTGTGTGGGCTATAAAGGGGCGTTGTTGTTCAATGAATATTACTTTATCATCGGGTATATCATTAAAAATTGGTAAAACTTTATTGGCACAAACTACAACTCTCCAATCATCGTCGGTTTGTAGGACAATACTTCTAAGTGTGTTGTTTAATCGCCACCACAATAAATTATAGTCTTTGACGCCATCATTATGACGCACGGGAATTAGAAATATAATCATAGATAAAAATATTAAAATTTATTCTGGTTTTGGTGGCACTTCAACCATAATCATACTATTAACGATTACAAATGGATATTGATAGTCTGTTAAGATTTTTACTGCTCTATTTTTTGATACCCGTGTTAAAAAATATAAATAGTATTGTGAATCGCGTTTTCTAAGCATATAATATATTACTATATTTATAATAGTCATTACGACACACGCAGTAATAATAAAAATAACCATATTAAGTCCTTATAAAAGTAGTACATTTGGGGAAATCTTTCAGTGTACGTGCTCCAACATATGCACATGCACTACGTAAGCCACCTTGAATTTGTTGAATTACATTAGACACTGGGCCTTTATACGGGACTTCTATCATTTGTCCTTCACTTGTCCTATAGTCATTATTCTGACCATATTTATCTAGGGCATTTTGAGACGCCATACCATAAAACTTCATCCCTGTTTTTTGACCTTTATAGTTGTCATCTAAACCAGCATTTTTGTATATCCATTCGCCGTCACACTCATCACTTCCTGCTAATAATCCACCTAACATTACAAAATCCGCTCCAGCCCCAAATGCTTTGCAAATATCCCCTACTTCTCTACATCCTCCGTCAGCACAGATATGTCCTCCTAGACCATGAGCCACATCAGCACATTCCATAATAGCAGATAACTGAGGATATCCTACACCAGTAACCTTGCGAGTGGTACAGGCAGAATTATGTACTATAATATTATGATACCCTACACAAAATGAATTACTGTTTTCGACTTCAATATCGTATACATTTTCTGGCGATTGTAAATTATGTTCATATATCTCAATGCCTGATAGAAATGGCTTGCGTCCACTTATTCTACAAATCAACAAATAATGGTCTGGGTTTAAATATTGTGCTTGTATCCATTCACCAAATTTTGCTGTGTCATCATATGTCATACCATGTTTATAATATTGCTGATGTAAAACATAAAACTCATGTTCTGTAGTGCAAATATTATCATTGATTTCTAATAATTTATTATTTTCCTGCCTAGATTTTGTACCTATTACTTTTTGATATGTTCCATTATGAGTTAAGACTGAATCACCGATGCACACATCAGCAATTTTCTTTAAACCAACTGTAGTTTGGATTAATGTATCACCAATAAAACACCCTGGCCCGATTCCCACCTTGACTATATCTGCTCTACCGCCAATTAACAACTCTTGTGTCATTTCAGGCGTAGCTACGTTTCCAGCCATAATAATAGACCCAAGATACATTTCTCGGATATATGATACATTTTCAATAAACTGTTGATTATATCCATTAGCCACATCCACACATATCATATACGGTATATTATTCAGATGCATGTAGTCTAAATCCTCAAGTTTATTCACGTCTGATATCCCAATAGTGTAAAAAACACAATTTTTATAAATATCATTAGTAAACAATTCTCTGATATCTACATTATTGTGATATTTATGCAGCGCGGTCAATCCACCATAAGCCGCCAACGAGATGGCCATTTTTTTGGTGCCAATTGTATCCATATTAGCTGCTATAATTGGAAACCCAGTCCAAGTTTGTGATGTATGTAAAAACTTATATGTCTTTTCAAGTTGTACGTCTGCACGACTTGTCATTTCAGACCGCTTAGGCTTGATTAATACATCGTCAAAGTCTAGTTTAATATCATTTTCAATGTTCATTATTTCTCCCACGGAAAAACAACCCAAGTATCACCGTCAATATTTTGTGACACGAAAAGGCGATATCCAAATATAAAAACATTATCTGATGTATAATATCCACATTCAGATAGATTATAAAATTTTATAAACACACTAGCAAAAGCATCATTCTCACGCAAGTGTAAAAGGCGGTTTATTTTATTTATTGTTGCCCTACTATCTATGATATCATCAACAAATAAACAAGCTTTGTATTTACTTAAATTAAAATCGTGTAAGTCAACGATTGGTTGTGTTTGCAGGACTTGGCCATCATACCAACTTACTTTGATAGACTCATGCGGTATCCCTAATGCTTCCGCCAATGGAACACTAACGTGTAATCCACCGTTTTCAATTCCGACAACAACATCAAACTGCATATTACTATTTTTAATCTTATCAGTTAAATCTAGTAAATAAGTATTGAATTGTTGCTCTGTAATATTTAGTGTTTTACTGTCCATTGTCAGCTACAGTCGCGTAATATCCTTGTTCTATCCATTTGGTCACTAAATCTTCCTCGAATTCGTTATTAAACTCTAAACAATCATCTAAATAAATACTAAACACAGCGTCTAATTCCTCAGTGCATAGAGCATAAAACAACAGCGTTAGTGCTGTACTAGGTGCCTCAGGACAAACAAATTTAAGAGTATGTTTATATGTGTTTATCTGATTTAGGATATTGGTTGTTACCCTAGTATTATAATCAAAAACAAAAACTTCATCTCCCTCAATTATATAAAGAATGTCATATGAACAGTCTTTTGTATGTTGTAAAATGACATCTTCAAAACACTCACTACAAGTAATCAAAACTTTAGTTCGTTCTACGTTCATTATCAATTCTCCTTAAAAACATTATTTATAACCAACACAGTAGACACCTTGCACTTTACTATCCATGTGCCCAAGTCATAGTTCGTTTACGGACGAACGACTCTCCATGATAGCGGTTCATCTACATTGGCCGTCAGGTTTTGTGTGTTAGTTTGATATATCCAATTCCACCACAATCAACACAGTCTTTATAATCATATTCATTATGTCCGTAATATTCTTTGGTCTTACCAGTCCCGCTACATGTCTTACATTGTCTACCTATGGGAGTCAAAGAGACGCTATGTTGTATGCGTTCATCTAGGCAAGCGAAACAAATATCCATTCCTGCACCATCTAAACACGGTTTCCCTGAATCATCTACGTGTGCTATTTTATGTGGTGGTGTGAGGCTACCACAATCATCACATAAATATTTAATAGTTTGTTCTTTCATATAACACCTTTCTGTTTAATACCCTAAAAAGAAATCCCCGATTTTTTCTAAGCCCCGAAATATCTTCTCCAACGTAATCTAGCCTTGTCTAAATCCCATTTATTGTCCCAATACGGATTCCAACTGACATAATGAAACCTATCATATACATCCAATGTCCAATTATTATTAAAATCCATATAGTCTACAATAATATTAGTAGCACAAGTTGTGTGTGCGGCCAATTGATATATATGATTATAAATGTATAATGTGTTCGCCACATCTCTGTTCATATTCTCTAATATTTTTACATCACATGATTGTATTGGACAGTGAAATACAGATAATAATGATTCAGAAGACAATATCTTAATTTCTTTCCATAATTCTACAGCAGTAGAAGGTTCTATATTGCGTAAAGAAATAGGTATATTCTCTTTTTCAGCAGTCACCAACCACTTAGAAAGTTGTACCACAGTGGGATTATCAGCAATCAGGACAATGTTTCTACGAGGCCATATTTTATGTGCGTATACTAATTCGTCTACATTAGCATCTAAATTATAACATGGAGCACGGGTATGTCTAATTGTGCAATACGAACACTTACGACTACAACCAACCCCAATTCTTAACGGATAAGCTTGACGAAATAAAATACCAGCATTTCCATTTTTATTACTCCAAAATGGTTCTATATATTTTACAAGTTGATTATCAAATAAAAATTGACCATCTACATGTGTGTTGCTTAAACGCTTAATATTATCACCAAGTTCAATATCAAACCTGTATGCTAAACAACCACCAATATAAAACTGTTTAGTTGGATATTGTTTTTGTAATGCCCATAGTGTTTGTAAATCATTATATATAGCAAGGTCAGTAACTTGACATGATAGCACAATAATATTATCAGCATCTTGTGGAGTGAAAACCATACGAAATTTATGTGCGTTGGCCCAACTTAAAAAATCAGCCCAAACAGACATACACGCAGTACACACACAGTATATTTTACCTTGCACATCATCAATATTATATATTGTACCATTACCAAACACATTCTTGCTACAAAGCATATTTATTCCTATTAAAATAAAGTTATTAAAATATCTAATACTTTTTGTTTAGTATCCGACGACAAATGTATTTTATTCCACTTGTCTTGATACCATGTCCACTTATCTAGTGACGCAGGCCAAAAACCACTATATGCTCGTGAGGCAGCCAACCAATCTGCAATCATTTCACGGATTGCGGCGTCACTCATATCTATAGTGTCACAATCCCCTTTGTCTTTATGATAAACACTTCTGTTAATCCAATATTCCCAATGATGGTCATTACTATTTTGATGATGCAACCAGGCTCTCATAAAACTCGGTTGGTCGCTTTTATCACCGCAAAATTGTCTAGCATAATGTGGTAATTCTTTCCATGAAAACTTACTTAAATCATGTTTTAATAACCGATAATAAGGCACCCCCAACCTCCTGCCGATTTTCAACAGGAAATACTTATGTTTGATAATTATCCAGGTATATTTCAGCATTGGGGAAAAATTACTCATGATGGCATCAATCTTATGTGAGATATAGCCTCGTTATTCAAAATGGTCATTTTTTCTTTATCGTGTTTACACTCTTTATATCTACTATATAATGCAAAATTTGCGTCATATGTGGTAAGTTCTTGGGCTGCGTGATATAAATGAAATAATGGCCAATCGCATTTATGTATATTACACAGTGTACTTAGTTTTGTAAACCATGCTTCGTCTTCTGCTCCCCATCCTTGAAATCTTATGTCTGGCGGGTACTGATAGAGAATTGACTTATTTATAACTACTATACCACCACATCCGGCTATGGATGTTTTCGTAGTATATTCACCAGTATTATGATTTAGTCTACTGTGCTTGTGCTCACTAATATCATTTTGTTGTAATTGAATAGGTCGTTGCCCACTTAATATTTGTTGAGTAGTATCTAAGCTATATCTAACCACATGATTATGAGGCATAACCATATCATATTCACGATTTGACACCATAGATATTGCTTCTGGAAGACCACCACACCAAACATCAGCATCATGTATTACTATAATATCACTCTGAATAGGTATTTTGGTAAAAGCGGAAATAATAGCAGCGGCTTTGTTGTATTGCCTAGGATTGTTAAATGGGTCATCTGTTTCTATCACATTTATATTATATGACCATTTTTTAGATGTAATCGCCAGCATATCCCTGAGCCACATATAGATTTTTTGTCTATCAAATGTGGTAGGAGTAAACGGAATGATAAATGTAATAAGTTCTGCACTCATCTATTATGACCCTTTTTAAAAGCGTCAATATGTAAAGTCCACACGCTTTCTTTTAGATTAATTAACTCAACATCAGCCGAAGTTAATAATGATTGTAAATTATCATCAAATAGTTTAACTAACGTCCATCCGTTTTGCATACGTTTTGGATTTAACAATTGCCACGGGTCAGCTACCATCATATGAGGTTGCTTCAATGGTGTAACAAGCTTACATTGTTGGCATTGCTGTAATGTTTTGCTTTTTTGATATGCAGTTGGTTGTTTACCAGATTTAGTTATCAAATTAAATTTTGGCCACATATCACCATGTTTATATGATACAATTGAGTCATCTATTGGAGAATCTTGTAAAACACCACCGCACAAAGGACTAATACACAGTTTATATTTGGTATCATTATTAATTTGACACGGCAGTAAAAACACTCCATCATTAGCAGAGGATGTATAGTGTACTTTTTTATAAACACTGGCAAAACCACATGCCCATATTTCATCCACATTTTGTTTGGTAATATAGACAGCATTACGCGGGGCTTTTGCCATCCAAACGCCATCTACCCAACCAATTCTAATAGCATGTTCAAAGACTGCTCGGGTAAACCCACCAGATGAGCCTACACGACGTTTATGTTTATCCCTGACATGTGCTAAGTATATACTGCTCATTTTCTTTCCAGGTATTTAATAAACCTTGCTGTAAAAAACTTAAATTGGACGGTGGTGGGAGTGCATATTTAATATATTCATTCGGGTTTTCTACGCCATCATATATCACGGGTTGAATATTATCTGGTCTTCCTGTGCTAACTAAATAATCAAGCCACTTAAATATAAATCCACCTATTTTATTACTTGCTTGAAGCCACACAACTTTCTTACCATAGGCTTCTGCTACTATAGCTCCGTGTAAACTAGTGGACAGAATAATATCACATGATAAAATTTGTTGAATCACATCATATGGAGATTGATTAATATCAATGAGAATTGTGTCATCTGATAATAATAAATGATTGAACAATGGTTTATCAACATAATGTGGGATTATACCTATTCTATATTTACATACTGCACTTCCTGCTGAATAAATCAATGGCATTAATATAGCCGGGTCGCCATATATTTCTGGAACATTATCTATGTTAATTAACTCGCGTGTTAATGGTCCTCTTACACTTAGTATTTCTACACCCTTAGGAATATCAATAGGTTTTTCTAATTTCGCCCCATATCCAAAGATTACATCGTTTTCTTGTAAAACTACACCAGATGCTAATTCGCTTCCTATACATAATAGTTTACCTTGGATGTCACGAATAACATATTCAATATTATATTTGTTGTTAGTTAAAAAACGTAAGATAATTGGTACTAGCATATCTCCGAAGTTATGGTGTCCCGGCGATGTGACTGGTGGATTAAAATAATGTGTTTGGATTTTCATATATTCAGTAATCTTTCAGGCCACACACAAATGATTCTTTGATATTTATTAGACCCAATAACATAATAGTCAGGTACTCTATCTATACCTGTCCAACTTATAATTTGTTGTAAATCAATTTGATGGTGTGTTAAATCTTTCGGAGAATTCCACATATATGGTAAACTTAACACTATGTTACGGGCTACACTACGTGCTTCGGAAAATGCTTGTGATTGACAACCCTGTAAGTGTTCCCAAACCTGTAGTGCAATTAACACATCATAAGAGTTATTATTTACTGGCCACGGCACTTGCGTGATATCATAGGTATATGTAGAATTGTCTGCTGGTCTATTAGACATAGTATCGCTGTGGTCACACAACTGTAAACCATTACAACCAATTTCCAAGATATTTGTAGTATTAAAGGTCTGTAGTATTTCTACGGCTTTGGATAAATATTCCCAGCGACCTTGCCAATATTTATTTTTAGCCAGAGCTTCATCATATTGTTGTTTAGTGAGGAACATTAGGATTACTTTCTTGTTTACTTATCTTAATCAACTGCTATCAAACATCCATACCAAATTCCATTCAACCCTTTTGCTGAACCTACTCCAATAAATTTATGCGGTCTACGAGCTACTGACCAATGACCCGGTGATTGTCGCCAAACCAATTCATATTCAGCCCACTGTTCCGACCAATCGCTGTTGTGTTGCCCAGGCCATGTTTCAGCACATATTTCAGCGACTTGTGCGGCAGAAGGAATAGCTTGTAGGGCCGCTTGATATCTTCCATTCTCCCAATTATTATGACTTTGATAACGGGCGTTTGCCATATTCTGAGAATGGTGTTGGGCCAGCTTATTCAGCAGATGATGTTGGGGAGAAGAAAATGCCAGGGCTTGTGCGTTGGCCATTACCGGACAACATAATATAAACAACCATATTGAGATGATTTTCACGGCTTATAGTGTCCTTAATATAATAATATAAAAAAAAGTAGGAAGTGCGAGAATCGGACTCGCCTAAAAATCCTTATAAGAGATTCGGATGCAACCAGCTTACCTTACTTCCATCATTGTCCTTAATCATTTTACTTATACTTATTTACAACTTCGTTCATCCAAGCGATTAACTCTTCTTGTGTTTTAAACCCACTATTCCATCCAAGAATATAATCACCGCCACGAGATAAAATAGCATAAGAAGGTAAATAATCTAGCGTTTTATAATTACGCCATTGTTGAGCATCAACGCTGTCGGGATTTGTAACATCTACAGTATACACGACATACTTTTGTTTTAATTGCGACAGTAAAGGTGTAATAGTTTCATTATGAAATTTTTTGCATGGTTGACACCATTGGGCAGTAAAAACAATAAAGCCAGCCGCATTGTTTTGCCTCATAAATAAATGTGCTTCATTGTATGTTTCTAAAGTAGTCGAAATTGGGTCATTAGCTGCATAAAGACTTTGCGTTAATAGTGTAAATACTATACTAATACAAATTAATATATATGTATACTTCATTGATAGAACTCCTCATCAACTAATACCGACCCTTTGATGTTGACAGTCGCCGCAATATTGGAAATAAACTCATTTATATCGGCCGCGACAACTTCTGGCATATCGCTTGATTCTTCCTTTCCGTCAAAACCAACTCCATACCAACCAAAACGAATTTCTGGTGTATGACTTTTACATATCCCAATAACTACAAATGGCTTGCCGTTTTCTGTAACTGCTACAACACCCTTGTGTATTTTCATTATTCTGCTCTCTGATATATATACTGTTTAATACCACTTATCATATTAAGTGGTGCCTCATCTGTAAATTGTAATATACCATTAACAATATGCAAGTGTTTATCTGGGTTATATCCATTCTTAGCTAGTATATCGTGTCTTTTATGATACATACGAGATTGTCTGGCAGCGTGCCATAAATGTATATATTCACCATTAAGATATGATATATTTAACTTTGCTGGAAGAAAAACATTATCATACCAACTTTGAAAATGTTGCTTATATGCTAAAGAAGTCGCGTGTGTCGTTTTACCATTATGAAATATAGCATTAACAAACAATGAGTCGCCACCGCCTACAATAGCATATTGATATAACAAACCATCTGTATATTTATCACGACGAATCGCCCAAGCACCACCTGGAGATGGCCATTCGACGCACTTTCTCATGATATTCAAATGTTGTGCATATACATAGCCTTTGCATGTTTTTTCTACTGAGCCGTCTTGTGCTAACCATATTCCATTGTCAAAACACTGCACCATGTCATGTTTTTGTAACGCATTGATAGTATTTTCAACCCATCCATCGTTTAACAACAAACCAGAATCAATCCACGCTATATAATCATATAATTGACCATAGTGTAAAATTGCATAGTTAATTAAATTTTCCTTATACCACAATGGCTGGTTAATAACTAGTCTTGTAACAATATTTGTGTGTTGTATCACATCCATGAGACTTTTGGTGTTGTGCCACGTAGTATCACGAATATCAATAAAGCTAGTATTTAAATCAAATATTGTAGTGAGTAACGAAGACTTGTGTTGTTCATGGTTTAATGCTTCAATCGTCAGTATATCACAACCTTGCTCACGAAGTAGTCTAGTACATTTACGATGGTTTTTAGTCAGTATTTGACTATTATGAAAATTGTAATATGGAATGATGCACAGTAAGCGAGGCACAAAATTATTCCTCATCCTTGTTGAACAAAGCTTTCATGACTACATCTATAATATTTCGTAAAACAATCAGTATAGCAATCACCAAATGAATCGCAAAAAACATTGCAAATGGAGCCCAGAACGGCGTAGTGACTATCCACCATGAGGTTGTTGATAAGCCACCGAATACTTTAACAACACACAAAATTATTCCCAGCAGAAAACATAAAACAGATAGATTTTTCATTTATTCTCTCCAAACTATAGAGTGATTATTTTAATACAACATTACATAATTGTCTGGCTTGATTATCCAATACAAGATAACCGTGTTCTTCTAATAGATTTTTAGCCATAATAATGGAATCTTTTATATTTTGCTCTTTAATCATAGCTTGTTCTTGAGCCTGTTCTTGGGCTTTTTCTGCTTTGTTTCGTTCTATCATCTCTAGGTATTCCTTAAACCATTCTTCAACATTAAAATTCTCTATATCAGTAAATGCAATTGTAATATACTCATAATCCTCGGCACTATATGGACCAATGGCATCTATATTATATATTACGTTGTTATCCGCTATATCGAATGACTGTAAATAATGACTCCAGGCTTTATTATTATGTAAGTCTAATTGTCGAGCTATACGTTCTCCTATATCTTCCAAAGCATTATATGTAACTTGATATTCTTGTATATTTAACATATAAGCAACCCTAACTACTAAGATTCGGTAATAGAATTTCTTTTTCAGGAGGAATCACAATATCACTTGTCTTTTGCTTATATAGGTTTACTAATGATGTATCTGGATGTCCACTGGCCACCACTCTATCGGCCAAAATATCTACCGTTTCTTCAATAACGCCCGGTAGAAATGGGGCGAGCGAAATAATAGACCGACCCTGAGGACCACCCATCATTTCGGCTGGAATAATTTGAAGTACCAATGGTGCTTTAAGTCGAAAACATTTTTGATTAGGTGTATTATCACCCTGTGGCGATAACTGTGTTAGTTCAATAACATCAGAAATAATAATGTCACCATTTTCCATACGCAATACTTTAGTCTCATAATCCATATCAATTTTCCTTTAATAAACCATAGTTGAAGTTATGTGAATAAAAAAGGGCGGCGAGTATGTACATGCAAATATCAAAAGGAACTCGCTATGCCCACAATATTTTAGCACGAGAATCTGAAAAGTCAATGGGAGCCGTTGGGTTTTTCTGAAAATTTGTCCTCGGTCTTAAATACACAATTGCGTAGGTCGGGAAAGGCTTCTTCGGACAAAATCTCAGCATCTAATGCGTCTATCATACAATTATGTGGTTTAAATCCTAATCATAACACTCAAAATCGGTAGGTAAAACTTTATAAAACTGCAACCCAAGAGGGGCATCGCAGTAGTGACACGATGGATAAATCCCGAATATCCAGGCGTTACCATCACGGTCTATAATCTTACCAAAATACTGGATAGCAATACAACCACACTCTCCCATTAATATTATCCTTTTAAATATTATGTTTACTTCTTTGCAATTTTACCAACAATATCTGCTACCTTAGCCGGTATTTCGGTGGTAATACTGTCATCGCCTACTTCTTTAGCAGCTTCATTAACAGCCGCTACAAGTTCTGGAACGGTGACATTTTTAAATACATTACTTGACCCATTGCGTATACGTTCGGCTGGCTTACCAACTATAATTGATTTAGCAACTTGCTTCTTAGCCTGGGAATCCGCAATAAAATCATCAGCAAAGCCTAGCAACGCATCCTCAACGCCCTCCATGATGTCACGAGCCTCTTTAGCAAGTTCTGGTCCCCATTTAGCTTTAACCTGCTGTTCAAGATAATCTTGTAGAGAATCCACCCTAGTTATAACTCTCTTTTTAATGAATTTATTCCATGCAAAAACAAATAACCCACCGCCAACAGCTACCATAATCCCACCAAAAAAGCTATTTACACGGTCACGAGTACGACCAAAAAGACCTGCCAAAAACGACACATCTTCGTTGGGATTTTGTACAACCGGTGGTTTGACAACTGGTTTATTACTTGGCACCGGTACAGCCTCCGGTTTATTGTCTTGCCATAGATTTGGAGGTACAACACCATAAGGATTATTAGGCTTATTACCGTCTGGTTGTTGAGGCTGTGTATATGGTGGCACTTCTGGTTGTTGATTATCAGGTTGATTAGGCTGAAACCTACCACCAAAAGGTTGCCAACGAGGATTTGGGGCAGCATTACCAGGAGGACAACCACCAGGAGGACAAACGCCAGCCGAGTTTTGATAATATGGGCTATTATAATAATCCCATGTTAATATCTGAACGCCATAATCACTACCTAAGATTACAGTCTTTGAACCATCACTAGTTAAATATACTCTATATAGTTTATTATTACTACCAAGTGCGTATACACCCTGTGTTTTTGGAACTGTATTTAATGGAGCAGTTGGGACTTCAAGCGATACCGGTCGATAACTAACTGGTACACGATAACTTGTATAAGTATTGTTCAACACACTGTATAATGTAGTGACTGGAATAGCACCACCACAAAACTTTGCCCCATCCAACATTGGAATACGCCATGTTAAAATAGCACCTAGTTTTGTTTCCCATTCTTTAGTGTTATTGTTATATACTAATACCATCACTCCACTACCGCTTTGTCCACCAACAGGAGCAGGTATAAATAACACACGACTATCTTTATGTTCGGTAATATGACCTTCCCAAGCCTGAGCCCAACGAGCATCAGGACAACCCACCGCAGCAATATAATTACCAACACTTAACTTACAGTCAGGTGGCATCATTTTTATAATACGAGGAGGATAATCCCCAAAGTGTTTTTCATGTACTTGCATAAAACCAAAATCCACATCACTTCTGTTGTTTACATTACTATAAATAACATCAGCAGGAAGTGGTGTAGTCTTATAACCACTACGGAAAAATTCAACCGTGCCCTGAGATTGACGCCCAACCACATGGCCATTAGTAAAAATCAAATAATGTTGATTGTCGGCTGTCTTACCTACACAAGTACCGGTGCCATAAGTCACACCAACACGAATACGGCAAACGGCCTCGGAAATTTCATTTAATGTTAATGGCTTTCCATATGTATTAACATTTACAAACATCAAAACTGATGTAATTACACAGCATAACCATTTCATCATATTACCTCCCAAAAAATTTGAACAATATTATATCAAGTGGACCTGCCGGATGCGAAACCGGGTCTAGTGACATTTCAATAAGTAACGTCTACGTGTGTAGTTTATTGTTAATCTGCACAACAAACAAAGCTGTCTTATAAATTACTCCACTCTTGTTGAGTACAAGATTAAACTTTATGCAAATTGAAAACGCGGAAGGTTTTCTACGTTCACTTTGCGGTTAGCTGTTCCGGGTACAGCCCAACCCATGACATTCTTATTGCCATTTAAATATATAATAACCAATTTTTTTCGTGGCCATTTGGTCAACCACGACACGCAATCACAAACTCCCATGCCCTATCGAAACATATCAGGCCCTTAGTACGCATATTTTTGTAATAAATTATCAAGTTCTTCCGGCGAAGTGTTTGCTCCAGTCTCAAATATAGCGGACACAAATTCTTCACCACCTAAATCTTTATACGTTTTTCTACCAAATTTATTGATAATACCACGACGTACAAATAAATTAGCTAACCTACTTGGTTTACTACATAAAACCTGGATTTCTTGTCCATCTAGTTTATTTTTACGATACTGCAACCACATACGTATGCCTTGAAAAATCATAGATAAAATACTAATAACAAGAATGATGGTAGCTGGGTCTACGAAGACCTTTTGCTCATCCTTATTTACTTTGTCAAGTATTTCATTGGCTTTAATTGACAAATCTAAATTCATATAAAAATCCTCTGCACTTCCTGCTGAATTATTGCGACATTATCACTATAATATACACTATTTTGTTATGTGGTCGCTGGTTTTTAAATAGCGGATTGCACCAATTCTTCTACATCACCGTTTTTCTCTATAGCTTTATCTTCATATTCACTTATCAATCTACGGTATATCTCTAATTTGACACACTCTAACGTACCAATTACATCACATAAACTACTATATGTCCAACCAGTATTCGGTTTAAGTAAATTAAGTAATATACGAGATATAGTATAATTTGCTACGCCTTTCATTTTTGCTTGCGAAATAATTAATTTAATTTCACTGACACAATCATCAATGGTTAATGATTCGTCAATTTGACTTCTTAAATCTTGACTAATATATGGCATTACATTATTCCTTTACAATACATGGAGGCGTCAGCCGATTGTAATCAAAAAACATCCAACGCTTATAACAATTTGTGTCTAATCCCTGATTTACCTTATCTAAATATTTATATAGGTCTTCCCATGTACTCATAATATGTTGGTGGGGTAACACTCCAAACAACCAGTCTGGACACTCATTTTTACCCTGCTCACACATGATTAGTATGGGCTTTTTCATGCGATTCGCCCAAAATAGTTCTTCGTATGTACCGCAAGACACAATATCATTATTTAAATATACAATTATAAAATCACTAATATCAATCATACGTAAGTCTACAACACGCAAAGTTCTAATCTGTTCAGACAACGCATCATAATTTCCGGCTTGTTTTAATTCTTTTCTATATTGCCTATTTTCAATATCTTCCAAACCAATATCAATAGGCTTATCAGTTGGGTCTAATATAACGACCCCAAGGTTTTGTAAAAACGGAGTAATATTTCGTCTCCAATCTATACCACCGTCTTTAGCCCTATCCATAGGACCACAAAGATATGCCTTCATTCCCCATAATTTATTTAAGTTGTTCATATATTTACCTTAATAAATCTACCTTTCCTTTTTTTAAGACTTGTTTTAATGGGGCAACCTTGCCGGTTCTGTGGTCGGTGACAGTTTTATTTGAAAAATCATATGTTCGTATAATAGTGTGGTC